AAAAGACCCCACCCCCAAGCACGGGGGTGGGGTTTTTGCGTTTAGAGCTCTAGCGACATCACTTTGCCAGAAGGGCGCTTCTCCTGCACCTTGACGTACTGGAGGAAGGAAGGAAGCTCGCCGTTTATCAGGTCCTTGGCGTACACCTTTTTGCCCTGGTACTCCGCCACCAGCTCCTCAGGCAAGGCCACGCCCGCGTAAGTACCAAGCTCCACCAAGACGTACCCCTTAGGCAAGGCGCTTCGGTGTACCCGCTCTCCGGTAGCTAGGAGAACCGTATCCGCCGGGTCGGCGTAGATGCCGTCCGAGAGCAGGACGTAGTGGGATGGCTTAGCCCGGCGCACCACTTGGCCATCGGCGTAAATCCAGGCGAGGTTGGCGGCGTGCGTAGTGCAGTAGTAGAGGCCGTCCGAGTCCTGGTCCACCACGGGGCTCGCACCGCAAACGGCGCACGTGCGAGGAACATCAAGGTCATAAGATATGTAGTCCCCTTGCGTGGAGCGCAAGTAGGCGTGCAGGGTCCAGACCTTGCCCTCGTACTCTATGTGCGGCTTCCTACGCCCCGTTAGCACAAGGTAGCCGGGCTCCTCCGGGTTGCTATAGGCGTAGTAGAGCGTGTCCACATAGGGGTAAAAGCCCACCCGGCGGAGCTTGACCACAACGTCGGGATGGACGGGTTCGTACCCGGCTTCCCTAAGGCGTTGGATGAGCGTGGAGCGGGCGGTGCCGTCGGCGGCGTAGACGTTGTCGTAGTAGCGGTCAAGCCAAAGAACCGCGCGGGCGTAGTACCCTCCGTCGCGCTCCAGATACGCTACCCCCACCACGCTAGGGTTATAGGCGTAGAACTCTACATACTCCCTTCCGGTCATGCAGGAGCGGATGTTGTAGGAGTTGTAGACGTCAAAGACCTGCTCCCTTCGGGCCACGCCGAAGGTAAATCCTAGCGACTCCGTTAGCTTGAAGAAGGAGGCTACCTCGTCCTTGGTGAGGTCAAGGTGGCGCGTGAGCCGTCCAAGAAACTTGCCTGGACGGTAGGAGTCTTTGCCGACCTGGATGCGGTTGCCAATGCGGGCCTCCAGAAGCTCTTCAGGGACCGTAGAAAGGTCCTTGCCCAAGGAGGCCAACCAGTCGCGCACGGTCATACGTTCCTCCGCTACTTTGCAGGTGCCGGTTGGGATAACCCCACGCGCTCCGCCGCGGCCACAAAAAGGCGGGTTAGCGCTTGGTGGGCCGGGGTGTTGCGGAAGGAGAGGTAGCGCAAAAGAAGCCTACGAGTAAAGGGCGACTCTGGATAGCTAGCCACTTCTCTAGCCACTTCCGCTAAGTACGTATCGCCTTCTAGTTCGGCTAGCCTCTCCACCACAACAAGGATGTCCTGAAGTTCTTGCATGAGGTTCCTCCCAAGGGCTTAGGTCAAAAACTGAAATAGAGCCTTAAGCACTTCCTGGTCAGGTTGAGGAAGCTTAGCCAAAACGCGGTTTACCTTTCCCCAATCCTCGTTAGAGCGCGTATAGGACCACGTACCTACGGCCTGGTACAGTTCGGCGTAAAGCTCCCCAATGTCGTAGTCTTCATGCAGAATGCCAACGCCCGCTAAAAGGTCAAGAACCACTTCCAGGCGGTCTCTAGATTGCGCGGTCATAGCTTTCGTACGAGGCCATGAACGTCCTGAGGGCGTTTACCAGCCTAGCCAGACCGTCCGGGCTGTCCTCCTCGCGAAGGTAAAAGCCGTCGTACCCGTCGTCAAACTCGGCGAAGATGTAGGTGTTGCCCTCCTCGTCAAGGGCGTAGCCCATAGCCAAGTAGCAACGCTTGGGAACCAGGGGAAGAATGCCTTGAAAAGCCTCTTTCATGGGTGTCATAGTGCCTCCTTACGTGATGGGTAGACCGGGCTTTACGGTCCAGGTCCATTATCCAGGGCTTGTCAAGAGGGGTCGGTTGAGGGTAAAGTAAGCATGACTACTGAGTAGCTAGCTTCGGAGCGGGAAAGATGCGTGCTAGACGGAGAGAGCCGACTCTTAATCGGTGGGTTACAGGTTCGAGTCCTGTGCGGCCCACCATTGCCTTTTTAAGCCAATCCTTCCATTTTCATCACCCGCTCTCGGAGTTGGCCTACTCGGTTGGTCATACCGAGAGGGGGAAGCCATGACTATTGAACAAGCTCTAAAAGAGTTCCTCAAGGAGAAGCGTCTGGAGGGGAAGCGGGAGAAGACCCTTAGGTGGTACGAGAGCACGGTGCGCTACCTGCTCAAGGAGCACCTGAACAAGCCTCTAGACGCCTTGACCCGCAACCTGGTGGTGGAGGTGTTAGACAAGCCTGTAGCTCCGGCTACGCTAGCCAACTACGACCGGGCCTTGCGGGGCTTCGTCAACTGGCTTATCGGGGTGGAGTACCTAGAGCACAACCCCTTCAAGGGGCGCAAGCGGCCCAAGGAGGAGTTCTACCTCAAGGACGTGTTAACCCTAGACGAGATAAAGGCCCTGTTCAAGGCGGCCATGCGCGACCCAAGGTACCGCTACCGCAACGCTAGCATCTTAGCCTTGGCCTTGGGCTCAGGGCTTCGCGCGGCGGAGATTTGCCGCCTGCAGGTGGCGGACATCCTTTGGGACGAGATGGCCGTTCGGGTTCACGGCAAGACCGGGCACGGCGTGGTGCCCGTTACTAGGGAAACCCTACGCTACTTGCGCCTCTACCTGGACCGAGAGCGCAAGGCCACTAGTCCCTACCTGTTCGTGCACCGCAACCGCCCTCTCACCTCCGAGGTGCTTAGCCATTGGATAAAAAGGCAGGCGAAGGTAGCCGGAATCAATAAGAAGGTGGGCATGCACCTCCTCCGGCATACCTTCGCCACCAACTACCTGAAAAGCGGCGGAGACCCCTTCACCCTCCAGCGGATACTCCGCCACAAAAGCCCGGCGATGACGAGCCGGTACTTGCACTTCCTCACCGCGGACTTGCGGGAGCGCTTGGAGCCCATTGACCTGGTGAGCTTGGCTAGGAAGCGCTAGGGGTAAGGTTCTTCACGAGCTCGCGGGCCTCCTCCGTGTTCAGGTAATCGGCCACCTTTTTAGCGAGCTCAATCGTCTTGTTCCTAGTCTCCAAGTCCCGGCCAAAAGGCTCCAGGCCCGAATCGTACACATACCACTTGGCCTCTTTCAGGAAGGCCATAAGAAGCTCGCGGTAGAAATCTTCCACCTCGCCTTGCTCTAGGTGGTGGGCGATGTTGTCCACAAGCTCAGGAAGAAACTCAAAGGTGATGAGCTCAATGACTTCGGCGCACAAAGGACAAACCTGATTACCAGGCTCAATGTCTGGAATCCTAGCCCCAACGGCGATGAGCGAAGCCGCGGGAGCGGCGTACTCCCTAGCTACAAGGGTGTAGCCGAGGTAGCGCACCTTGCGGTTATTGACGTGGAAAAAGTAGGCGTAGTCGTGATGGGCGTAGTAGTCAGGGACCTCAAAGAAGACAATCCGGTCATTCACGATTCACCTCCGTACAGAGCTCTTCAGGCTTTAGCTCCACCTCCACTTCCGCACCCGACGTTTTGGCCCGGAAGCGTACCTTGCGCTCTTCGGCCAAGTAATGGAGCCGAAGAACGCCCCTAGAAACTCGTTGCCCTACAAACCGGTACATCAGGCGCACCATGCACTCCCGTACGGCTTCCCTGTCCAAAGCGTCTACCGCCATCAGGTCAAAGCGGTCGCTAGACAGGTACCACACCGCGGTGAAGGAGGAGACGCCGTTCAGGTTCATAGGGACATAGCTCTCCAAGAGCGGAGATAGTCGCCAAAGGAAGTTTTCACCTCCACTTCGGTTATGGGTGAGTTGACAAAGGCGAAGTGGATGTTGATGGAGCGGGTAGCGGGGTCTAGACGGAAGGTGGCCAAGACCTGTTCGTATTGCCCACCAGACAAGTCGTTCGCTTCGTCTACGAGAAACTGGGCCAAAGCCTCCCTATGGATTTCCGATAGCCAAGTGGGCGGGTCAAAATCAAACGAAGCAGGGGGATAAGAGAAGCTACCGGAAACCGGAAGCTTGAGGCTACGCAAAAACTCGGCCTTGGTCATAGCTCACCTCCAAAGCACCGGCTCTGAAAGGGACAGTAAGCGCAATGCTCGCCAAACCTAGGCGCGAACTTCACCTCCTCCGGCACGTCGGAGTGGATGAGGTCGTACACCAAGCGGTCGGTCTGGGTCAGAAAGTCAATAAGCCGGTCGTTGCGGGGGACCTTGTAGATGTTTCCAGAGCGCATGTGGTAGAGCCAGAAGTCTTTGGCTTCCGGCACGGCCACGTAGTAGCGGGCTATCTGGTCGTTGAGCCTGAGCTCGCTCTCGGAAGGGGCGTTGTAGCCGGTCTTGAGGTCCAGAAGGACCGGCCCTTCGCTACCTTCCAAGACCATGTCAATATAGCCCAGCATCTCCACCCCGCCCATGGAGTAGCGGACCTCCTGCTCTATGGCGAGAGGGGCAGGAAGAGGCTCTTGCAGGGAGCGCTCTAGCATGGAGCGGAAATGGGCCGTCCACCCTTCCCTACCCTGCATGCTCTTGGTGCGTCCCTTGCCGATGTTGAGGTCGGTGAGGGCGGGCGCTAAGGAGAAGAGGAGCTCTTCGTGGCCGTCCTTGGGGGTGTCCCACTTCTCCCGGCCTGTCAAGCGGTCGTACACCTCTAACGCGAACCGGGGGTCAAAGCCCCCGGTTAGCGTCCAATGCACACCTTCTGGTCCAGGACTAGGAAAGCCGTAGGCGTGGTAGAAGGAGAGATGGACGATGGTGCCGTACACCGCGCTAGGAGAGGTTGGCTCCTCAATACGGAGTACGCGCTTGAAATAAAAGCGCTTCGGGCATTGGTGGTAATCCCGAAGCGCGGAAACGCTAAGCCTAGAAGGGTAAGTCGTCGTCATAATCAACGGGCTCGTATGTGGGTTTGGGCCACTCCGGGAAGAGCTCGTCTAGGGAGCTTGGGGTGGTGAGCTCGGCCTCGTCGTAACCCTCAAAGTACCAGTCGTCAGGGCCGTAGGAACCGCGCTCTTCCAACTCCGCGAGGATGGGCTTGGCGAACTCCTCCGGCACCACGACCACGTGGGTCTCCCGGTACACTATAGGCTCTTCGTACCTAACCTTATCGTAGTAGGGGTCCTCGTCTAGGTACATTCGCGAAACAGGGTCCATGCGCGGAGGCGTTTCCCGCTCTCTAGTAAACCGAAACACGTAAACCTTCATGGCTCACCCCACTTTGGACAGCGTACGTTTGAACTCTGGCTCCGCCTTCAAGAGCACGCCGTTCACCTCGCGCTCCATCTTCTCCACCATGATTTGCGCCACGCGCTCGGCGTGCTCTTCCTTGGCTAGCACGACGATTTCGTCGTGCACCTGGATTATAACTTGGGCGTCAAGCCCTTCGGCTTCAAACGCTCGTTGCATTTGCACGATGGCGTCTTTGACCACAAAGGCGGAGAAGCCCTGGATGAGGGCGTTCTGGCAAGAGCGGAGGGAGGCGTAGTACTGCTTACGCGCGTCAGGGTCGTTGTTGAGCACGAGCGGCCACTTGTCCTTGGGAAGCTTGCGCAAGGCTTGCGGTAGGTCCATGCGCTTGATGTAGCCGTAGATGGGGTACTCCACAAACCCCTTCTCCTCAAGCTCCCGGTACACCTCCTCCATCCAGGTCTTGACCACCGGGTAAGCTTCAAAGTAGCCCTGAATGAGTTGCTTGGCCTCCTCCTCGCTAAAGCCAAAGTTCTTGATGAGGGTGAACTCGGTGCCGCCATAGATGAGCGCGAAGTTCACCACCTTGGCCTTTTGGCGGTAGTCCTTGTACTGCTCTTTGAACGCCTTGTCGTCCAAGTCTAGCCCCACCTTGAAGGCGTACCGGGCGGTGTAGGCGTGAAGGTCTCTACCCTGGTTGAGCAGGTCGCGCATGGTGGGGTCGCCGCTCACCGCGGCGCACACCACGAGCTCCATGCTAGCGTAATCCGCGCTAACAAATATATAACCAGGGTCGGCCACAAACGCCTTGCGGATGTCTATGCCCTGCAGGTAGGGCTTCTCCGCCACCTCTTCCGGGAGAAGCCTCGGCAGGTTCTGCAAGTTGGGGTTGGAGCTAGACATGCGGCCTGAGACCGTGCCCACGGTGTTGAAGTTGGTGTGCAAGCGTCCTTGCGGGTCTACTTCCTCAAGGATGCTATCGGTGTAGGTGGAAAGAAGCTTCTTCAAGCCCTCGTGGGCTTGCTTGGCCTCAAGAAACGCCTTGGCCAAAGGCGCTTTCCTTTTGTCTTTAGGGCTTAGGGTGAGGAGCTTGGCGATGGCGGTCTTGGAGGTGGAAGGGGCGCCGTTAGGCGTGGTCTCCACCACGGGGTAGCCTAGGAGGTCGTACAGGATGGTAGCGAGTTGTTGAGGAGAGTTGAGTGGGTTGGTAAACTCGCTAGCCTTGGAGCCGATGAGGGCTTTGAGAAGCTCCTGAGCTTCCTGGGCTTTCTCCTCTATCCGCGCCTGGATGGTCTCCTTGATGCGGCGTAGCTCCTCCTTGTCCACCAACACGCCGCGGTGCGTAGCCCTGGTCATGACGTCGTTCACCGGGAGCTCAATCTCGCGGTAAAGCGCGTGAAGCTTAGGGTGAAGCTCAAAGAAGACCTCTACATGCTCCCAAAGGGCGAGGGTGTTCATGGCGTCGTCTAGGGCGTAGATAGCGGCGATGTCCACCGGAAAAAGGCGGAAGTCGTTGGGAAAGGAGCCGGTGTAGCTCACCACGCCGCGGTTCTTGAGTTGTTGAAAGGCGCGGTTTAGGAGCTTGTAAAGAGCGCCGTAGGACACGCCGCCGTTGTGCACGGCCAAGAACGCGTCCTTCAAGCGTTGAAGCCAGTCGGGCTTGAGCTTGTGGACCTTCTTCTTATACCGCCTCCCGTTCTTGCTCACCGCCTCCACCTGGTCTTCGTCGGTGAGCTCCGGGGGCTCAATGTCGGCGTTCACCTCTTCCAAGCCCAGTAGGGTCTTGGCCCACTCCTTGAGCCCCAAGGGATGGTTCTCGTCCACCAGGTGCAGGGCCACCATGGTGTCGTCGCCATAGGTTTGGTCAAGGGGGATGTCCAAGGTAACGGCCAAGACCCTACGGTCGTAGGCGGCGTTGTGGTAGACCACAGGGCGCTTGAGCGCTTCTAGCACCGCTTGGCGTACGGCCTCACGGGGCAAGTTAGCGGGTTGGTAGCGCAAAAGAAAGTCCTGGTGGTCCACCGGAAAGTACCAGGCTTCCGTGGGCGAGGTGGCGATGGCCACCCCAACCAATCGGAAGTCGGGTAGGTAGAGGTTGAAGGGGTCGGAGCCGTATGTTTCCGTGTCTAGGGCTACCCTAGGGGCTTGGGCGATGGCGTCTAGGGCTAGAGGAAAGGTGTCATTCGTTACGACGTGGTAGCTCCGCATACATAGCCTCCAAATCCGATTTCCGCCAGAGCATGGCGCGTTGACTCATGCGCGGCTCTAAGCCGAGCTTCTTGGCTTTGGCGAGAAAGGCGCTCTTGCTCAGGCCAAGAAGCGAAGCGGCCTCTTTGGTGGAAAGCCACACTTCCTCTTCCTGAGGCGGAGTTTCCTCAGGCAAAGAGGAAACTGGAGGGGTAGGAGAATACCCCGCCAGTTCCCCTAGAACCTTGCCGAGGAAAAACGTCGTAACGAGCACGAAGGTGGAGAGCACCAGGGCGATGACCTTGTCCGTTGTCGTCTGGGTGCCGCTAAAGAGGCTCACGGCTACGGTGAACCAGACCAGGGACACGGCCAGGTAGCTTCCCACCCTAGCGCTCTTCACCCCTAGCACCGACAAGTAGGAGTAGTAAAGGGCGGTGAGGTCTAGCCCAAGCGCTACGCCCAAGGCCACCCAAACGCGGTCTAGGACCGGAAAGTGCGCGCCAAACCTGGAGTAGACCTCCCACACGTGCATGAAGGAGGTGAAGAGTGCTAGCGCGTAAATGCCTAGACCAAGCCGTATGAGGGGCGTGCGCATAATGACCTCCTAGCGCACCGGACAGGCGCCTGTAGCACAAGAGGGGTCTATGTCGTCTCCCATAAGCCCTCCTAGCCTGTCGTAGAAGGCCACGTCCTCGTCCAAAGTGGAGAAGTCGGGAAGCTTACGGACGAGGGCCTGGTAAGTCTCTTCGGAGATGGCCTCGAAGGGCATAAGCGGGTAGGTGGAGTCGTCCTTGGGCAAAAAGGAGACGGCCACATAGCTATCCCAGTTCTGGAGGAGCCAGTCCACCACCTCTTCCTTCTCCTCCGGGGCCACGTAGACGGTGATGCTAGTGTTGTGCTCGGTGTAGACCGAGTTCACTAGCTTGTAGCGCTCAAGTTGCTCCACCGCCGTGTAATCATGCGCCTTACGAGTGGCGTTGGTCTTGACGGGGAACTCGAAGACCCAGACGTCGGCGGCGTCCAAGGAGTCGTAGCCTACCTCCGGCTTGGGCTCCATGCCCAAGGCGCGGAGCGCCTGGGCCACGGAGTCGTGCTTGTTTATCCGCACACGGCGAATGTAGTAAGGAGCGTAGGCGGGATGTACGCCGCTAGAGACCCCGGCGAGGAGGCTCAAGGTGCCCTCAGGCTTCACCGTGGTGGCGAGCTTGGGTTTTGGAATGCCAAGTTCGGCGCTATAGCGCTTGGCCTCATCGTCTACCACGCTCCGCATCCAGGCCAGGACCTTGGCTAGGGCGTCGTTATCCAGGCCGGTGAGGTGGATGAAATCGTCTAGCCCGGTAAAGGACACCCCAATAAGCCTGTCTTCGTCCTGCACCCTCTGCCACTCGGAGAGCACGTCGGGGAACTGGGCCATGGTGATGCGGATGGCGTGGCGGGTGAGAAGGCGGAGGGTGTCTTCCAGGAGGGCGTAGTCCACCTGGCCGTCCTTCACGTGGTTGGGGAGAACGACGGTAACCAGGTTACAGACTCCCTTGTTTCTTAGAATAATTTCGGCGCAGGGGTTAAGCCCTCTGAAGTCCTCCCGCCGCTTCAACGCCGCTTGAGCGTTGACAAAACCTGGTTCGCCATACTGCAGGATTGCGTCGAAGAAGGAGAGCAGAGTGTCCCGGTCGGGCTTCTCGTAGAAGAGCACCGAGTTGTTGCTTTGAGCACGCCAAGGTGCAGTTGCCCACCAGTTTCCAGTCTTGGCCGCGATGAAGTTTTTACTATCCCAATCGCCTAGAGAAATCTGAGCGGAGCGGCGGGTGCCGCCCGCTACCACCATCCGGCCAATAAGGTTGGCAACATCAAGTGCTTTGACGTCGGTCCAGCCTTTAGGTATGGTGCCGCCTAGAATGAAAGCGGCGTTCAGGAAGAAGTCCTCCAAGGGTCCAGGCCCGCTAGCGAAGCCGCCGAAGCGCTTCAAGGGGCTACCGAGGGGACGCACGGAGTTCAGGTTGACGTGCAGAAGCTCTACATGCCTATCCCCCAGAAGCTCCAGGAAGAGCTTCACGGCTTCCGCCCAGCCTTCCCTGGAGTCCCCCACTACTAGCGTGGCCTCTTTGCCCATGCGCTTAATGAAGCTCCGCTCGGTGTAGAGCGGGTGGCCGTAGCCATAAAACTCGTAGGGCAAGACGTGTAGTTTGGGCACACGGCGAATGGGAAGGTTTCGGTTCAGGGCTTCTATGTTGTCCCGCGTAACCCGAAACCCCACGCCCGCCCCGGACATGAGCAGGATGACCAGGTCGTAAAAGTCCTTGCCTGTCCTGAGGTCAGTAAAGGCACAGTTATAGTTCGCTTGCCCATTTTGGGCAATAAATGGGGTGCCGCCCGCCCAGAGCGTCCTACCGGCGGGGAAACCTCGTAGGTGGAGGAAGGTGTCGTAAAGCTTAAGCTTTTCCTGCTCCTCCACCTTGGCCAAGGAAGCGGAGTAGTCCACCACCCGCTTCACCGTCTCCGGCCAGGTCTCGCGCCTCTGCTTGTCCTCAAGAAACCGGGAGTAGGTCCTAAGATAGACAACACGCCCAAGCGGATTCATCAAGCTCTCCATAGCCAATAGTGTCGAGGAAGCTCCTAATCGCCATCGCTACATGCCAAGCAAGGACGGGAGGCACGGCATTGCCGACAAGCCGATAAGCTTCCGACATGGGAGCGTAAAAAACGAAGTCGTCCGGGAAGCTTTGCAAACGAGCCGCCTCCCTAACCGCAAGCCTACGAAGAGAGCTATAGTCTACCGCACACCCCGTTTGCGAGGTTGGGCTAAACTCTACCGGCTCGACAAGCGTGCCGCTTTGACGAGGCCGATAGTGCATTGGAAGTCCGGTATTACCCCTAGCTAGAATCGTGGGCGAAGGCTCATTGGGGTTAAGAATACGCTCTTGATTCCAATAGGGGAAAAACTTGGTCTTAGTGTATTCGTGGTTGGGTAAGCTTCGGAGTTTATCTTCATCCTCAAGGTCGCCGATAGCTTCCTTAGCCGTTACCCACGGCAAAAGTCCATACTTAGCGGCTACTTGAGGGTTCGCATGAGTAGGTAGCGGGAAGGCAAAATCTCCTGGAAGGTCGCTCCGTACGCCGACAATAAAGACGCGCTCGCGCTTTTGCGGAACCCCGTAATCGGCGGCGTTAAGCACCTTGGCATATAAGCGGTATCCCGGTCCCGCATTAGCAAAGTCGTCCATCATCACCTTAATCGCCAAACCCTTATTAGCGGAAAGAAGACCTTTAACATTTTCCGCCACAAAGACCGCGGGTTTAGCGACTTCAATAGCACGCACAAGAGCGAGGTATAACCTACCCCTATTGACTTGAATACCGTGCCTACTACCCGCTAAGCTAAAATCTTGACACGGAAATCCGCCTATCACTACGTCAACGCTAGGGATTTCGTGGTCTTGCAGGGTAGTAACGTCTTTAAGTTCGGCAACTGGGTCAAGGTTAGCGTTATAGGTATCTACCGCTCGGCGATTATTGTCATAAGCCTTGACAACTTTAAATCCCGTTCGAGGATAGGTTTTACCTAAGAAGGTAAACCCCCCGGTAAAGCCAAGGTCCATTCCTCCAGCGCCGGAAAACAAAGAAAGAACGGTCCACGTCTTAGACTCCAAAGACACTCACCTCCGTTAGGTCCCGTTTAGAGTGGGCGGGTTTAGAAGCTTAGGGTGAGCTACCAAACGATAGCTAGCGGGTTTAGTAGCGCGATTAGTAGCTATGCGCTAAATAAGAGCGGGAGGCGGGGTGTTAACGCCGCCTCCCGAACCGAAAGCCTGTGTTAGGCGTTATCCGCCTTAACGTCAAGAAGGTCGGGATGGAGCACCTTGCGGAGAATCTCGTCGTAGTCTAGCTCAGGGAAGAGGTACTTATCCCTAGCCCATTCAGGAACAATGTCTATTTCCAAGGTAGGGTCCCTCTTCCAAAGCATAGCGGTGAAATGGGGCAAACGGAAATACCTCAAGACCTTGCGCGGCACCGCATTCATGGAATAACCGACGGAACAGCAATCTCCAAAGGGAGGGTCGCCATAATGCCATGAAGCGGTTTTGAAAGCTTCGGCCAAGTTGGGGTAAACCAATGGGTCGTTCCAAGCGTCAACAACATACACCTTCCCGCACCATTGACAATGAATAACGATTAGAGCATGTTCAGTAGCGGCAAGCTCGTCTAAGCCGTTTCCAGGATGCCAAGGTTCCCATCTTGGCACACCGCGCCAATCCCACCAGAGGGGCTCAGGTCTACCCTTAAGCAAGTCGTAGAAGTAAGGCTTCATGATTCACCTCTGTCATTTAAACCATCCTTCGCCTAAGCTAACGGCGAAGTTGTAGATTTCCTTTTGTATTTGTTGCTCCTCTCTAGCTAGCTCTTCGGAGTAGCCATTGAATAAGAACGTTCCCTCGTCTTTGAGAACGTCAACTAAGAGCCCGCTCACAGAGAAGTAGACTAACGTCGTCCCGTCTTTTTGAAACTCATGACGTGTAGGCAAAACATGGTAATCAGGGACTATCCCTAGCTCGTCAAGCTTGCTCTCCAAGTTCTTTATAGCTTTAACTTGCTCCTTGTAAAGGCCAACCCTACCGCGCTTAATGGGGAAAAAGGGACGAATAGCAGAAAGAAGGGTTTTGGCCGCGGAAAGTAGTTCTTCCTTATCGTTAGTAATCTTGAAGCGGTACTCCTTACCATCGTAAGAAAAGGAGCTAAGGATATAGTACCTTTTGTTCGCCATTAACAACCCTCCTTAGCTTTACTCCTCAGGAGCCGTGCGGTCTGTGGTAAGCCAAACGCAAGATTGGAGGTCTTTAAGACGAAGATGCTCGTTAAGCTTGTCGTAAACCAGGTCAAAGTATGGACCGTACCAAGGATTCTGCACAAAGATAAACACGCACTCTTGACCGCACCAAGGGCTAAGGTAAATAGTTACCATGGCTTCAGGAAGAAGCTCACCAATAGCCTTTACAAGCTCAAGAACCACCTCACGCGCGTCGGGATTGGCAAGTAAGTACCCGCCGATTTCCTCTAGCGAGCCCTTGTAAGACACGAAGTGAGGTAGGTCGTGCAATGGAGCTAACAAGTCTAGGGTTTCCATGATTCACACAAACCAATCGTCGCCAAGTGAAGTAGCGAAGTTGACTAGCTCGTCGTGCAAGCTCTCGCTCTCTTCTCTAGACCAACGCACAAAGCCGCCTTTTTGAGCGAGCACCCGGATATGGAGTTTGTAGAGGGCAAAGACCCTAACGACGTTCTCACCCTCGTAAAAGAACGCAACGGGTAAGGATACGAAGTCCCCGTCAAAGCCAAGCTCTTCGAGGGCGGCATCAAGTTGACTGACGCTTTCCATCTCGTCTAGCGAATCGTCCGGGCCTTCGACCACGGGGAAGAAGGGCCTAACCGCGGCCAGTAGCGCCTTAGCCGCGGTCAGGACCTCTTCCTTGTTGTCGCTTATTTTCAAAATGGACTCTATTCCCTCCGGGTTAGTGATGACGAGCAGGTACCATTTACGCATGTACGCTCCACCTCAACGTCCAAGAGCATGGTTACGCCGTGCTTGCGAGAGAGCCGCACAAGCTCAATAGCGAGGTCGGCGTAGCGCCGCTCGGCTTCTTCGTGAGAAGCCACATAAGCGGTGAAGATTGCTACGCCGTCCTCGTCATGCGGCCCTTCGTAGTGAAGGATGAGGTTTTGGGACCGGTAGCGCTCTAGTACGGAGCGGGCTTCCTGAAGTGCGAGGTCCTTAGCTCCACCATCCGTCATCGGTAAGCTCATCGTCCATGGCGCGGCTGTAGAGGGACTTGGCATCGCCGGGCAGTACGCCCTGGTCCAGGGTGGTGTAGGCTTCCGGCGTGAAGTGCCAACCAGAGAAGTGCCACACCACTTTCCTATGCCCGGAGGGTAAGACTTCCCAAACTAAAATACGGCCATGCTCCGGGCAAGGAGTAGTGTCGGTATAGCGGTTTTTGAGATACGCTAACGCCTCTTCTAAAGAGCCAAAGCTACGCGCTTCAGGTTTGGTAGAAGCGTAGTCGTAGCCGTCTACGTAATCACAGTAATCAACGGAGCAGTTGTCCTCAACCACGACAACGTATTCAGTTCGGTTAGACGTATCTCCCGCTAACCGACGAAACAAGCGTTCACGCTCCTGCTTGGTCATACTTAACCTCCTAGTTTCCAGGAAAGGAAACGAAAACATTACCGTCGCGCAAAGCGCTAGCAAAGGTCTGAGGTCTATGGTTAAGCAGAACTACCAAGAAGAACTCGTCGTCGCCCAAAATCTCCTTACCCACCTTCAAGGTTAGGCCATAAGGCGGCGTGATGAGGATAAAGGAGATTAGAGCGTGAAGCTCGTCTTTACCTGGTATGTAAAGGGGTTTAAGCCGCTCAAGGCTACCTTCGTCAATAAGCTGGTACTGTCCGCCATAAAGCCCGTACACTTCAATGACGTTCTGCACGTTAGTCATATCTACCTCCCTAGTTTCCCGCGAAGGAGACGAACACGTTGCCATCCTGCAAAGCGGTTCCAAGAGTTTGAGAATAGTGTTGGAGGAGAACTACCAAGAAGAAGTTTTCATCGTCTACAGGAGTATCGCGTACAAAGAGCGTTGCTCCTGAAGGGGGAGTGAGAAAAACAAAGGTAGCCGACGGATGAACCTTTTGCCTAGGCGGTATAGGAAAGTTCTCAAGTTGGTTAAACTCCTTCTCTGCTTCCTCAGAAAGGACTAAGAGGTATTTCCCTTCGTAAAGTCCCTCAAGTTCTAGCACCATTATGTCCACCTCCTTCAAGCGCTAGTGAACATAGACCCGCCCTTCTAGCCAGCAAAAAGGATTGGTGCTTTGAGAGCACCTGTCCACCAAGTTGAGCGCCAAGGCCAAAACGGCCAAAGCCATGCTATCGGTATCAGACCGAAGTAAAGCCTGGATGGCGTAGGCTAGGAGACGTCGTAGATAGGCATAGGCTCTATTTGCCACCTCAACATCTTCAGACCCTCTCTTGTTGACTATTAATGATGCGTTAAACTCGGCGCCGTTGTAGAAGTTGAGGTTTAAGGTAAAAGCTTCGCCCTTAACCACTACGTACTCGTCCCCTTCCCCATCCTCCACGGGCCAAAGCACTTCGGCGGCTATGTCAAGCTCTGTAGACACGGCCTCGGCGTAGAAGCGCAAGAGGTCCGCGACTTCCTTTTCCATTCCTACGCCTCCTTACCTTCCAGAACAATCTCCTTCCACGTTTGGACCGTGATGGGCACGAGCGGTTCTATTAGCCGAAGAATAGCCTCGGCGTACTGACGAATCTCCAACTGGGCGTGGGAGTCCAAGCGAAGCTTGAGGAAGTGCAGGAGGTTCCTCAAGTCCTGCTTCCAGTAGAACTGGGTGTAGGCGCTCACCGGGAGGACCATGCGGGCCATCTCCCTGGCCACGCCCGCCTGGAGCAGGGCCTCGTACGCCTGAAACGCCATCGCTACCGCCTCGGTGTAGGCGTCGGTAGCGTGAGCGTTGGTTAGCTCATCTAGCTCGCCAACACTACCCTGCTTGTTCTTTGTGTCCTGCAGGCGCCACTTGTGCGGGGTATAAAACTCGTCCTCCACCACGGAGTAGCGGGCCGAAATCTCGTTCACGCTCGCCGTGCGGTGGCGGAACCATTGGCGGGCCACAAAGATGGGAGCCTTGACGTGGAACTTGAACTCCACCATCTCAAAGGGCGACCAATGCTCGTGCTTGAGCAGGTAGCGGATGAGTTTTTCGTCATCCCTAACGGTCTTGGTGCCCTTGCCATAGGAGACCCTAGCCGCCCGAACAATCTGAGCGTCCAGGGTGTGGCCGTGGTCTACGATGAAGCCGGTGTAGGCGAAGTGGTCGTCAAAGCCTAGGGGCCTGGTGTCTACGAGGTCCACCAGGTACCCCACCAATCGCACGAAACCCTTATCGAGCACGCTTATTTCGTTGGTCATTAGAGCTCCCCTTTTCCAGCCTTGCTAGCTTTAAGACCAAAGGCGAGTCCCACCACAACGCGGTGTTGCAACTCTCGGTTTCGCAAACGTATAGGGGTTCGTCCTTGGCGTACTTTATCCGCATGGGGGCGCCACAGTTTGGGCAAGAAATGGTCAACAAGTAGTGCTCGGCGAAATAGGGCATATTAGCTCCCTAGCGCCATTTGTGCGAAGACCCATATAGGGATTAGTTGCGCTACCGCCATTACGCTAGCTAATAGCTTGCAAAAGGGGTTTTCCTCTTCGGTGGCGATATAAGACCACCAAGCAAAGAGCAAGATGTGCACCATCATTCCGATTATTCCGAGAATAGCGTCCATAACGCCTCCTTGAGGTTTTACGGAGCCGAAGTCAAGCTAAAGGCTAGCTTGTGTAACACGGAGATGATAAAGACGAAGATGGTAGCGAGAAAGACCGAACCTAGCTTTCCGGTAAAGTCGGTTTCCTCACGGATTGCCTGAACCGTAACGACGGCAATAAGCACAGTAGCCATCACGGCAAAAACCAAGACCATGAAGCTAAACAAGTTTGAGCACATGGGCACCTTCCTTAAGCTTGGACCAAAGGTCGGACACCTTAGCTTTTAGGTCCGTAAGAGTGCCGTCGTTGACCAAAGTGGCGTGGATTAGACCATGCGCTTTGAGCCTGGCTAAGTTCTCCGCCTCGCGAGGCTCCGCCGCTTCTACTCCAGGGCGCGTGATTTCAACAATCACGCCTCCCGACTCCACCCACCACTTGGCCTCTCTAAGGTCAAAGACGCGGGTGTTGACCAGAAAAGGGTGGGGTTCGCATTCCCGCTTGAAGGCGTCCAAGAACTCGTCGTAGCGGTAGTAGCCGTGCCAGACCAGGAAGTCGCGGATGATTTCCTTCTCGCGCGGGTCCTCGGTGAAGGCGCTAATACCGAGGTACTCGCGCAAGACCGGGTCGGCGGAGCGCTTGATGATGTTGCCCAAGCTAGCTCGCTTAAACCTAGGCTCTAGCTCCTCCAACATTAAGGCCACGGTGTCTTTACCAACGCGGGCGTAGCCTGTAAGCCCTACCCAAACACGCATAGCGGATTCTCCAGGGATAAAAAACAGGGGCTCCCGTTAGAGAGCCCCTGAGGGTTAGCGCGCTAAAGCTTTAGCGCTCTCTATGCGTTTAAGGTTGACCTCGTACTTGCGCAAGTAGGCGCTTTCCAAGGTGTCGTAGTCCCAGAGATGCGTTAAGGCAAAGAGGAAATCTGGAGCTACGGGATAGCCACCGGCAATAGCTTCACCTAAGGCGATTAAGAGAAGGTGAAAAGCCTTAGGTGGATTGGGTAGGATTGTAGAAGAAAAGTTGGTGTTGTAGTAAACCAAGTCCCGAACAAGGTCTAGCGTCAGGGCGAAGAAGAGCACGTCCGCCGCCTCTTCCAACGCCTTGGCCTGGTCAATCTCGCCGTCGGGCTTCCACCAGGCCCATAGGGGCTTGAGCTCGTTGGCGAGCTCACCCACTTCGGCCACAAGGGCCGTGAGCACCTCCCGCTCGCCCTTGGGCTTGTCAGGGAAGAGGGCGAAGAAGTCCCGGTTGAGCCGGTTCTGCAGTTCGTAAAGATGCCTCATCGCCTGAAGCGCTCCACGTGCTTGCACTTCACAATGCTCAGGAAGTTGAAGGCGTCGGTTCCGGTGAGCACCACGCTGTAGCCGGGCCAGAGCACCCTGACCTGAGGTCCAGCAGGACCGTCCTCCACTTCCCAAGCGCTCCAGTCGTGCCTAAATCCGCCGTGCTTGTGATAAAAGACTCGGTCCGCGTCAATAACCACGGGTTCCTTAGCCATCTTAGCCACAGCAATCTGCATGGTCGTCATAGGTTGCCTCCTTTGAGAAAGGATTCCGCCACCTCCTTGGCCTTTTCCAAGGCGGCGGGTAAGGGAACAAAGCCTTCGTCGTCTTTGGGCAAAAGCACCCACGCCTGGTACAGGCAAAAGACGGCGAAGACTTCCGGGTTGGCGTAAGCGAGGTTGACCAGGTGGCCTACGGAAAGCTTGCCCACCATGCGCTTGATGTCGGCGTCCTTCACTCTAGCAAAGGAGATGTACGTAACGCCGTCCACCAGGCGCTCGTCGTACATGGTTTGCGGCCTCATTCTGGTAGAAAGGCAATGTCGGGGTTGCGGCTTGGCTCAGGCCGATGTTGACCGACGTAGCGCCCTTGGTAGGGCCTAAGAGGAAAGCAAAGTTGGGCTTCCACCTGAATGATGGGCTTAAAGGGCACAAGACGTCCAGGCACTCCGAACTCTAGCTCCAAGGTCAAGGTGCCGTGAAAGCCTGGGTCCACGTAAAGCGCCGTGCGGTGGTTGAGCCCGGCGCGGGCCACGGAGCTCTTGAGCATGCCCTGAAGGCGAATAAACCTAGGCACCCTCAGGTACTCACAGGTGTGGGCGAGGACCGAATCTCCAGGCAGGAAGCGGTTCTCAAGCACGGTGCCGTCCTCTAAAAGGATGCGGTCCCCGTCTAGAACTCCGCGCGCGCCTAGGGCTTTGCCCTGGTACACTTGCAGTATAACATGCCTGTCAAGTGCTAGGTCGTAGCTCGTAGGGCCGATTCGCTCAGGGTTGAAGGGGGAAACGAGGCGTTTGCCAAACGTGTGCCAAAACCAATCAGGCAGAATCATGGCGTGTAGATAAGCTCCCTACCAGTAGCTAAACGGAAGAAGCGCTTGAGAAGCTTTTCGCCGCTCTCTTTGGTCTTAGGAGGACCCGTGCGCACGGCGGCGTACGCGGCGAGCATGCCGGTAGTGGCCAAAAACCGCTTCCAGTCCTCCAGACCGGAAATGCCGAAGTCTTCTTCGGCGTAGGCGGGAAAGGGTACAACGCTTTTCCGGTATTTAGACTGACGGAAAAGCCAATCCCCTAGGGCGAGCGCGGTTTCCCAAGAGCGCTCGGCAAAGGCGGTAAGGGACTCGCCCTTGAGAGGAGCGAACAAAGACGGAGGAGGAGCACTAAAGTAGAAAGGCGAAACGTACGCGCTATGGTTATTGTAGTGCTCCAAAAGCCCTGCAGAAGCGGAGGCGATGGCTTGCTTAACTAAGTCCATAGCGACATCGCCTTGAGCGCGGTCCGATACGTACATGTAGGAGTGGAAGTAGTTCCGGTAAAGAAAGTTCAGGTCCACTTCGTCAAGGACTTTGTAAGTCGTGCGCGTGTAGTGAGCTATGTACCAGGGATTATTGCAGTAGACTTCCATAGCTTCCTCCAAAAGGCGAGGGTGTGGACTTTAGCGGTCCACACCCAACGCTTAGCGAGAGCTAGAGGGGGTAGAAAAAGCCGTCTTCCGTAGTCAGAATCAGGTGGCCGTGGGATACGGCCAAAGCGAACTTGGGGTACGCAAAGCGCACCACGCCGTTGGCAAGCTCTTCGCGCACCAAGCCCGGAAACACCATCTTGGTAGCTAGAGGAGAGTAGATGTACAGATACCCGTCTTTGATGTCCACCTTAGCGGAGGGGTCTATGAACTTAGCCGCTAGGGCGACGTCGCCAAAGTTAGGCAGTAACATGCGTGAGTTGAAAAGCGGCCCCGCCGATGGGCGTAGGCTCTGGAAAACCCGCCATAAAGCGCTGGACTAAGGCTTCGGCCTTGCTCACCAAAAAGTCCGGGTGAAAATGCCGAACCTCCGGCGGCACGCCCATGAGGTACTCCTCCAAGGACAGGAAGGGCGCTTCCTCCAAGTCCAAGTCGGCGTAGTAGCCGGGAAGCCTTGCCTTGCCATTCTCCAGAACTAAGTCAGGTAGCTCCCGATGTAGAATGGCGGCGTGCGCGAGCTTACCCGCGAGTGTAGGGCCAAAGGTGAGGTCTTGCGGGTAGTCCCTAGCCGAAGCCAACGCGTGGAGGGCCGTAAACTTTACCTGCCTAAGCTCTTCTGGAACAGTAGGCAGAATGGAGGAAAAGAACACGTCCTCAACCAAGTCGTAATCCCAGTTGGCGAGTTCAAGAATAGGCATAAGCGCCAAGGCGATAGCGGCGGCCTGGCTGTTCCAGGTGGGGTTTTGGGCCAAGAGCGCGGCAGTCAACCACACGGGACTGCGTTGCGCCTTGGCCCGGTAAAGAAGGTTCCGAATGTACATAAGCACCCCACCCTCAAGTTACGCAATAACCGTTAAGGTGTCAACACCTCAGCGGTTACGGGAACCCAACCTTTGCCGTAAACGCCTTGTTCAACAAGTTGCAAAGCCTCTTCGGCAGAATCCGCCTCCACTACGAACCAGGCGGAGATTTTCCCATCCCGACGAGAGGCGTAAACGCGATAGGCCGTCTTCCGCCTAGGTTGCGGAAGGTCGTCTTGTTCAAGTTCAGGATTCTCGTACCGCCGGGGGCGCATTAAAAGACGACCTCCTCTTCCTCGGCCTCCTGCTCTTCATTACGGAAGGCGGAAATGAGAAGGCCGTGGAAGTTGGTGCGGTAGACGGGAAGCTTCACGCTTTCCAGGGCCTCCAAGGAGGGGTCCAAAGCGCCCTTGGCAATCTTGATGGCGTAGGAAAGCTCCACCTTGAGCTCCTGGTTTGTTACCAAGGTGTCCTCCACCTGCACCGGAAGGGGCTTGTTGTTCTCCACCTTGAAGACGTAGCGCTTGCCCGCGGCGGTGAGGGTGAGCGTAAGCGAGCGCTTGGGCTTAGAGCCGGTGGCGAGGTAGAAAGCCTCGGTGTGGTCCAAGACGGAAGAGGCCAAAGCGGTGAGGTAGGACACCGCGTCGGCCTGGGAGCTAGCGTGCAGGAAAGCGCCCTCCAGGGGGAAGACTTCGGTGTAGTTCACATGAAGCGTAGCGCCGCGGCTAAAGATAAGCTTATTGGCGTAGTCGCCATCCCCGGTAAAAGGCTCCAGGTCCTCGGCCCGAAGGGTCTGCAGGAACTGACGCCTAAGGACGCTAGAGCCCTTCACCATGCGGGCAAGGGCCTTGGCGCGCTTGAGCATCTTCTTCTGGAAGGTCTCGTTAAACTTGCTCAAGCGCTTCTCGGCGGTGGATAGCGCCTTGACGGTGGACACGTAGCGCCGCACGATGGCCTCGGCGGTCTTCTGGTCAAGGGGCTGGTCAAAGGTGGGAAGGTCGGGGTAAACCTCGCCAAAGATGTTGACCGCGCGGCCATCCCAGAAGAGCTCCTTCAGGGTAACGGGCTCGCCCTGAGCGAGGCGCTCCGCCGCCTTGAAGAGAGCGTTGTTCTGAGCGGCGGAAACCACCGCGTTCAGGGCGCTTTCCGCCGTGCCGGCCATCTCCCGCGCCTGAGCGAACACATCCGGCTTGTCCTGAACCTGCTTAACCTCTTGCTGAAGAACGTTCTGCATCCTATACCTCCTTACTGTATTTCCTCACCAGGGCGTCAATGGCGCCCAGGTCAGGCTCCTTGCTTGCTAGCGCGGAGAGCTCCTCAAAGAACGGAGTCTTCCGCACCAACGACGACAAACGGTCCACCATGGCCGCTAGCGGCATGCCGTCCCGCAAATCCTGCAGAAAGAGCTGGTGTAGCTCCTTGCTATGCAAGGAGTTGACCAGGAAGTCCGTGGAAAACGGGACCATCATGGGAGACGGTTCGTCCCACATGAGGTGCATGCCGTAGGAGTAGTCCATGGGGTTCGCGTCTACAACGGCCAAATGGCTAGGAACCGAGTTGAAAGTGAAGAAGAACGCCTCAAAAAGCGCCCTTAGGTACAGGTAGCTTTCATACGGGTCGGCGTTCTCCTTCACGCAAAACTTGGCTAGGGTTAGGGAAAAAGGGCTAGACGGCGACATAAGAAAAACGGGACGCGAACGTCCCGCTTCCAGACCTAGGTAGACTTACAGGTCAATAAACGCGTCCACGTGGCCCATAGCGCGCATGAGCCGCACATAGCTCTCGTTGTAGGTTACCTCGTCAAGCTCTAGGACCTCAGGCACGTCTTCCAACACCACCGGGGCGTGGTAGAGGTGGAGGATGCCGTTGTCCCCTTGCCAGGCGTAGGCGTAAGCGTAAGGGCGAGCGGCGAGGCCAAGGCCCACGTGCTCAAACCGGTAAATGGAGACCTTGACAAGCCGCACCCGGCGTTTCCTCTTTATCTCCTCTAAGCGCACGGGTCCAGGAGGGGTATAGAGGTCGCCCGAAGGCAGGAACATGCGCGGCGGAAGGGTGTCCAAGTCGGCGTCGTAAAACGTAGCAAGCTCCGTCTCGGCATCGGGTATAGCTTCGAAAAGGCGGATATACGGCTCCACAAATCCCTCCACCACGTACTATACCAGCTTTTTCTTGAGGGGGCAAGAGTCGTGGCAAAGCCCAAACCCCTCCATAACGCGGCAACTGAAACGAGGGCGCTTGGCCTCGGCCCAGTCGTAGGCCCTAGCCGCGTCGCTGGTGCGCTCCCGGTAAGAGGCGCGGGAGGCTCCGGGGTTGGACGCGGCCCAAGCGACGAGCTCTTCCTTAGTACGCCCAGAGCGCACGAAGAAGGCGGCGAGCTGGAGGGTAAGCGCGTGCCTGGTGCCGGGCTCTGGCGGCCCTTCTTCCAACAAACGTTGAAAGCAGGGCGGGGTGAAGCGGAAGACGTAATCGTCCGTTTCCGGCTCAGGCTCCGGCTCGGCAAGCTTTTCCTGGTACAAAGCCGCGAGTAAGGTAGACCTACCCTTGAGCCTAGGCACAGGACGCGGCGTGCGGGCAAGCTCCAGCGCGTAAGGAATCTCTTCCGGGCTAAGGGCGACCTTGTAAAGCCCGGTGGTGCCGTGGCGGGTGTTGGCCGCGCGGAAGAGGCGCCTACGGGAGTAGGCCGAGGTGTCCAGCGGGTACTTAGGGTGGGCCAAAGCGCGGGCCATAGCCCTAAGGACCTTTTCCGGTTCGCGTTGTGGGCGCATACCCAACGCCTCGGCGGGCACTACCAGGTGAAAGCCCTTGGACCCGGAGAAGTAGAGGCGGAAGGGCTCCCCCTTCAAAAGGTCGGCGTAATGTTGAGCGGCCTCCACCGCCTGGTCCAGGCTAGGGTAGTCCAGGTCTAAGGCGAAGTCCATGAGGTGAAGGTGGTTTAACCCTTCCGGCGAAGCGGCCTTTTGCAGAGAAGCAAAGAGCGGTCCTTGGCCCACCTGCAGGCCGAAGATGGACTCCGGTCGCGTGGGGCTTAAGAAGCCTCGGTACCATCCGGCGGTGTGCAACGTGCCGCACTTGGGGCAGACCAGCACCCTGTTGGACTGAACGAGTCTACCCTCCCAACAGTCGGGACAGAGCTGGTCGGCCTCCCTATGCGTGGCCCACTCACGGTACATGGGCAGGCGTACCGCGCAAGTTCTGGATGCGCTGACGCCTAGACTGACGCTCCTTGGCCTTCTCCTCCAGCCTCTGCTTGGCCTCTAGCAAGTTGATGCCCTGCTCCTGCATGGCCACGCCGAGGCTTTCCAGGAGCTGGCCGGTATAGATAAGCGTCTCGCCTCCAAACTTCAAAATGCCCGGTCCTATGGCGAACCAGAGGTCTTTAAGCATCGGAATCCTCCTTAGATAGCGTAGCTTCCGCCACCAGGGTCGTGAGGTAGGCCGTAAGCCCTTGTTCCACATATGGCGCGAGGTCATGATTGTCCTCCAAGCCGAGGACCAGGGCGACCGCGGCGGCGTGGTTGGCGATGAGCTCAGTAACGGCCTCGGCGGGAAGCTCTCCAACCTTACCCGACACCACGCTATCCGCAAGCAGGATGCCGAAGTAGCGGGTGGAGGTCTCTACGAACTCCGAGTCCGGCTTCACGCCTGCACCTCCGCCACGTTCTCCGCCTGGACCAAGGCTTGATGCACCTCTTTAAGTTGAGCAATGAGGTCTTTCACCTCGTCCGCGGCGTCTAGCGCCACTTTCACGTGCTCCAAGAACGCTTTTGAAAGCTCCAGGTCCACTTCGCCTGGAGCGACGTCCTTGGCCGCCGTGTACATGGCAATAAGCCCACCTACGGGAACGCGCGCGTCGCCTAAGGCCGCGCCGAGCATCAACAAGGCGAAGTCCCTATACGAGGACTCCATCCTCAACGTCCCCACTAAAGTCCGAAAAATCCCAGCCAGTACCTGGTTCTCCATACGCCTCCAAACGAATGCGGTCTTTATGGCTTTCCACACAGGAAAGCGAAGGTATGGGCGACAAGTCGTCGGTATTGACGCAAAGATAGCACAAGGAGCAGTAGGCAAGACCCTTGCCCTCGCGCACGAAGCGGTAGAAGGTTAGGTCCACAATGGAGTCTACCGGCTCTTCCCCGTTCGTCGCGACGAAGAACGTGTCTTCGCCCGGCCTGAGGTTGTGGTCGTAGCCGGCAAGGGCGGGGAGGAGTTTTTGGATATCGCGCTCCGTAAGGCGTCCAACAAAGAATCGCTTATAACGATGAGCCACCCAGTACCCCCAAGGAATCGCTTTGGAAGCCTAATGGCTAAGACGTCATTGTGTCCTAGCCATTGGACGACCGTCCTTGTAGGCTTCACCTCTATCGTACCACGTGTGTCAAGAGGGAGGTCCTCTAGCCTCAGTACGTGAAACTGCTTGTTTTGCAAGGAGAAGGTACACGGCACGCTCTTCAAAAGGGTGGCAACCCCCTTGGCCGGGTTAGAGCGCATCTTGACCTCAACGCGCACTTCCCTATTCGCCAACGGTATCCGCACGTCGGAGGAAAACCGCCCGCCTAGGGCGCCGGAAAGCGGCACACGCCAGGCGGGCAGGCCCAAGCTCTGCAACAGGGCTACGAGCTCGTTCTCGTAGGTTCTTCCCTTGGCACGGCTCATTAGAAGGGAACGGCCTCTTCCTCAGGAAGCTCCGCCGCGGCGGCGATGGGTTGGGAGAAGACTTCCTGAAGCGAGAGGTAGACCTTGTCGTTGTAGCTCCTAGCGCGAACGGTGAAGCTAATGGTGTACAGGCCGGGAGCGGTGATGTTGTCAACGTTCATCTCCACCGTGGGCGCCAAGTCTTGCCTAGAGTTGAGGTAGGGCTGGAGCACGGCCACCTTGAAGGCCCGGCCCCTCTTGGACTGCATCTCCTTCACTTCCAGGACCTGAGCCATCATCAAGCCGCGCACGGAGAAGTCTCCAGGCCCATGTACAATGCCGAAGTTGATACCCTCCAGGTTGATGAAGGTGCGGTTGTTAAAGGTGCGAAGACCAAGAGTGGCGTTGGCGAAGACAGGCTGGTTGACTGGAATCTGGTCCATAAGGTCCAGGTAAGGAACGGCGGGACCACCCATGAAGCGAATAGGAACGGGGGTCTCCTCGTTCTTGGACCCGATAAAGATGTCCAGAATCGGCGTGCCGTTGTCGGTGTACTTGAGCTCGTAGCCTTTGAACACTCCGTCAATGTGAATCATCTAGTCCTCCTTAGATTTGGGTGAACTCGAAGTTAAGTGTATCGCCGTCAAACGTTCCTACTACAAATGGCGGAACGTTGCCCAAGCGGGCCTTTGGGGTGTAAGCGTGCACCTCTATGCCCGATGGAGTTCTCGCGGCGTCTTTGGGCTTAAAGAGTAAAGTGAGGGTGTGGGCGTACTGCTCAATGCGCCCGGAGCCCTCAATGTCGGAACGGTTGGGCGGAGCCTGACGGGAGTAGTCCCTTTTCTTTAACTGGCTCGTCCATATCATGCTTAGGCCGAGGTGCTTTCCAAGGGCGTAAAGGCGCTCGGCAAGCAGGCTCATGCGTTCGTATATGCCCTCGCCGTGCTCCACGCTCACGGCCTGCAGAAAGTCCACAAGCACGACAGGGGGTCCCATACGGGCGCCTTTAGCCTTCATGGCCTCGTACTGTTGATGAAACGCCTGCACCGCCGCGAGCACGGTGTCTAGGGTTACGGCGCTAGGGTCAATGATAAGACGCCTAGGCGTGCCGTCCGGGAGCTTGGCCAAGAGCTTTTGGGCTTTGGTTAGAGCGTCGGGGTCGTAATCCTTACGCAAGAGCCTACTGTAGGAAACCCCTGAGCCTACCAGGTGTTGCATGTAGCGGCTAACCCGCACCTCGGCGCTAAGCTCTACGCTAATGTCCAGGACCATAGCGCCCTGGTCGGTCAGGTCCAGGAGAATCTGCTCGGCCAAGGCGCTCTTACCGGTTCCTGGTGTAGCGCCAATCACGAGAATGGAGCCGGGGTAGAAGACGTAGTTCAAGGCCGCGAGCTTGGGGCTTTTAAGCTCCCAGACTAGGGTGTCGGAAAGAAGCCCGGCGTTTATCTCCTGGAGCACCTCCTCCACCGATAAGCCGTGCCGGTCGGAAAGGAGCGGGCTTCGGGCTAAGAGGTCGTGCAAGGACTCTTCGTCGCGGCGCTCCGCCAACACTTGCAGGCGGTTAGCCCAAGCGTGGACCTTCCTCAACCAGGCGTTCTTGCGTATACGCTCCACCGCGCTAGGCGCCTCGTCTTCGGATAGAGGCTTGTCGGCGATGGTGAAGTCCAAGATGGGCTCGTTGTTGAGGAGGGCCTGCCAGAAGCGGCGGGCCTCGAAGTCGGCGAAGTCGTCCGGGCTAAGGTCGGGGTACCGCCGAACTAGCCTCCGGTTGTGGTAAGCGGCGGATACAAAGGCCCGCTCTAGCTTGTTATCCAGCATTTCTCCTCCTCCCAAAGCGCCCGCGCAAGATTAGGTCCGCCACCCAGTTGGGCGGATAGGCGGCGTAGCGCTCAAAGCCCAAGCGTATTTGCGTGGGCGTGTGATTCGCGAGCAGGAGGTCTACGCGGTCTGGCGTAACCCCTAGCGAGGTTAGCCAGTCGCGGTAGTCGCGGAGCCAAGCCGGTTCTTTACGTCCTTGAGCACTTCCAAGGGAAGGTCGCTCACCTTGGCGGCGTTGTGTTGCTTCAGGGCTTCGCGAAGGATGGGCAAAGCTTGGGTCATGTTCGCTTTGAGCCACTCTAAAACCTCCTCCTTTTCTTTGTCGGCAGTCGAGCTAGCGTTGTTAGCAGGCTTAGGGGTGCTCGCGGGCTTGGGAGCGGCCTTGACGGGCTTGACGGGGCTATCCGCGAGATTAGGGCCTTTGGTGCCGTCCACCGGGCTAGTGTCCTCGCCCTCGTCAAAGTCGGCCACGGCGAACTGAGTGCCGAATCCGGCCAAGGCCAAGGCCCTTCCGATGGCCTTGGTCTCCGCCTTCTCGCGGAAGTCGCCAAAGTCGGTGCTGGTCTCGGAGCCCCAACCCACAACCCGCTTCTTGACCTGACCCTGCTCGTCAAAGAGGGTAACGGTGGCCTTGAAGACCGCCTCGCGCACCTTGCGCCCGCGGTCCTCCCACTCCGTCTCCTTCACAAGCTCGGTATGCAGGTCAAACCGCGGCTCGGTCTCGTTAAGCCAGAGGATGCGGTAGGCCACCTGCAGATACTTCTTGCCTTTGAGGTCCATCAAGTAAGGCTTAGGGTCAAACATACTCTCCTCCTCTATCCACAATCACCCTTCCGTCGTATAACCTACCTTCTAGCCAGACGAGTCCTTTGGCCTCCAGCAAGCTAGCAATAAGAGGCTTGCTCCAGACGTACGCGGTCAAACCGCCAAAGTACGCCTCTAGACTCAACTCGTAACCGTCGTCGTAGAGCTTCAGGCGGGGGCGGCCTATAAGCTTGGCCCGGCGCAAGGGGTTGGCACCCGGAGGAAAGTCCTCCAGGTGCACCACCTTGAGGCCGTGAGGCGTAAGTTCGCCCCTAACGCGGTACCAGCCGTATAGGGGCTTGTCCACCACGGTCAGGCTATCTATGTGCACTCCGCGGTGGAACGCCCCGGCAAGCTCCGCCTCCGCCCGCACCAGCAACGAAGCGGGCGCTACATGTACCATTCCGCCACCTCTTCAAAGATGGCCTGGATGGCCTTGAGCACGTCGTCAAACGTGTTGACGACAAACCTACGGGCCGCGGCCAAGGCCGAAGAGCTATAAGGCCGCTTTCTACCGGAGAGGTCCAACCAGTAGACCTTGATGCCGGAAGAGGTAACCTTCCTGAAGGCTTCTACTAGCCTGGACGAGCTTATCTCGCCGTCGGCAAGGTAGATGACCACGCGGTGCTTGGCCGGAGAAGCGCGAAGTACGCCGAAGGCGTGGCTAAGGGCGGAAAGGTCGCCGTTGTTGGACTTGTGGGTGATGGTGGCTAGCGCGTAGGGCAACACTAGCTCGCGCACGTATTCGTGATTGCCTAGCTCGTCCAACGGCGGCGGCAAAGCCGTGTCCCCATAGCCAAAGAACTGCATGCGCACGTCGGCGTTCTTGAGCCCTTCGTACAAGATGATAGAGGTGAGCTTAGCCAAGAACGCGCGATTGGAAGCCACGCCCGAAGCCGCGCCGAGAAAAGGCTCGCCGCTCCGCCCCTGAGAGATGTCGGTCAGTCCATAGATGGACGTGCCCATACTACCAGACTCGTCCACCAGGACCACCAGGTGTAGGCTACGCTCTTCCTCCGGTTCAATGCGCATGAAGGGGGAAATGTTGGCGGCAAGCGCTTTGGGCAAGAGGTGGGTGTTGAGCCTACCGGAGGAAGAAAGCTCACGGGTCAGGTCAGAGCGTATGGCGTTTTCGGCAATCTTGCGCAAAGCGTTGATGGGCTCTTTGACCACGTTAACGAGCTCGGCGTAGTGGCGTATAGCGCTTTGGCGAGGATGGGTAACAAAGAACACGTAAGAGCTATCGTTCGCCAAAGTGGGAAGCACGCGGGGCTTGAGCTCGTACACCTGCTCCACCCTATGGGCGTACTGCTCTACCCGCGTGTTCGGAGTTTCTATCGTAACGCCGGAGTTGATTTCCTCCTGAAGCTGGACAAAGCGGCGAAGATTGTCCAGCACGGCGTCTAGAAGGTTGGTGTTGGCGAGCAAGCTTTCGGCGTTTTGAATAGGCTCAGGAGGAACAGGCGGCCCTGGCTCCCGCTCGTAAGTCGGAGGCTCGAGGTCCGCGTGCGGAACATGATGAGGTTGCGCCAAAGTTTCCAGGGGAGGAAGCGGGCGGAAGTAGCGCTCCACCAGGGCGCTCAAAGCCTCCTTAAACTTAGGCGTTTCCTGGAAGAAGACGGGTTGCTGTACCAGGGCGACAAGGTCCCTAGCGTAGTCCATGAGCACCCCGGAGCCCTGGTTTACGGTTTGCCGTAAGAGTGGAAGCAGAATGGTAGAAGTAAACGCCTTCCAGGACTCCGTAAGGCCGGGAAAGCGCTCCAAGCTCACGCGGTAAGCGCGGTGGACGTTCCAGACGAACTCCGTCAAGCGCTTGATGTTGTCGGGAAGCCTACCGGCTATCTCCGAGGGCAAGGGCTCTTCAAAGTGCGCAAACAAGGAGTGGATGAAGCTAAAATCGGCGGCAAGGTGGTCAGGAAGGTCCTGTTGCGAAAGATAAGCCACGTAGGGAACGACCTTGCCGCCGTTGGTAAGCACTTTGGAGGCCACTTCGGTGGCTTCCATGATGTACGCCGCCGCCACGGTAGGAGACAGCGCACGAAGCTTGCTTACCTGCTTTAAGCCTTCCTGGGTCAAAAGCATAGTTTACCTCACGCCTTGTACTGAGCCTTAGCCGCGGCCACCAGACCGTCCACCACCTCAAGGGACATGTTCGCCACGTAAGCCCCGCCCTTGGTAACGAGCTCCACCGCGTCCACCGGGTTGACCCCGTTGGCGAGGAGGTGGGCGAAGTCCAGGGCCTCACGCACGGAGACGAGACCAGAGTCGGAGTTGTACAGGCTAACGATGAAGCCAACCTGAGCGTCGGTCAGGCTAGGCACCCGGTCCTTGAGGATGGTACCGAGCACCACAGGCTCAGGACGGGGGATGTACACCCAAAGGTGCCTTTCCTTCATGGCCCGGTCTAGCTTGGACACGGTGTACTCCACCCCGGCGTTCGCGGTAGAGATGAAGACGACGTTGTCCGTGCGAAGCAGGCCGTACCAGTCGGAGTAGAACTCACCCTGGGCCAAAGCGCGGAAGAGGCGGTTAAGAGCGGTGGGGTGCCCGCGGTTGATTTCGTCCAAGACGATGCCCACTTTGCGGCCTTCCTGTGCCCGGAGCAAGCCCTGCAAGAAGGGGGAGGGCTTTAAGAAGGTCTGGCCGTTCTGCAGGATGACGGTACCCTCAATGGCCACCGGGTCCAAGAGGCCGCCGATGTCCATCTGGTAGACCTCGTAGCCCCGCCATTCAAGAAGCGCGTGAGCGAGCGAGGTCTTAGCCACGCCGGAAGGCCCGGCCAAGCCCAAAGCCCGCTTGGACTTGGGAGCCGCGTCCAAAGCGGCATTCAGGATGGCATACACATTGCTAGGGACGTAAAGCTTCACGCCGTTGTGTTCAATGGTCTGGATGTTCACGTTCAACCTCCTTAAAAGACGTACGTGTCAGGAAGAACTTTTATTAGGTCTGGAGCGTCCAGGTCGGCTTTGCGGTAAAGCGTATTGGCCAAAAGAATCGCCAACGAAAGGCTAGCCTCGTTGACCGGATTGAGCGTCAAGTGCTTGGTGCCTACTTCAATGTTGACGGTCAGGTTCTTGTAGCGAACATACAGAGGGGACAAGCTCACCACTAGAGGTGAATCCCGTTGGTTCTGCAGGTGCAGGAGCAGGTCAAAGACCCGCTTCCTAGCACCCTTATCTTTGAAGCCGAGCTTCAGGTCCATATCTCTCCCTTTTGAACTTGATGACGCGTACGGGCTTTAGGACTTCCAGGTAACCTCGGCACACGCCAAAGGTTTTGGCTTGATGCAGGCTTGGAAACCAGATGTCCGCCCGCGAGCGCCAGCGCCTGTGCATGAGGTCTTCTACCAGGCCGTAGATGACCCGGTCGCCGCACACCAGGCGCACTTCCGTACCGAAGGGAATGCGCTTGGCCAAGTCGCGGCTCACGGCAATCACGTGGTACGGCGTGCCGTAGCGGCGCTCCACCCTGGTACGGGTCAAGGAAGCCGTAAGCCAAGGGGTGCTATCGGTAAGGTGCGGCAAAGAGGTGTAAGCGGAGATGGTTACGTAATAACGCGCGGCTACGTCGTACTGAAAGACGGTATAAGCTTTTAGCCCTGAACCTGATGTTGGGGCGTAAGCGGGGGCAAGAGCGAGGCTCCATCCAACAAGAAGCGCAAGTCCCGCTCGGTAAAGACGTAGGAGCGGTAAGTGCCCTGCCCCTCCACTTGAAACTCTAACGAGAAAAATGCGCCTAACGACTTGACGGAAACGAGGCAATACTCTCCTCCTGTAGGAACGAGAAAGCGCAAGCGCTCCCCGTTCCTTAACCGGGCAAGGACGTCTTCCATGCTCATTCCTTCCTCCTTAGCGCCGCCCAAATCATGAACGCGGCGATGATGAAGAACATGGGCGGTTGAAACGGGTTCACCAAAAACGCTACGACGGCCATGAGAAACATGCCCGCGGCCATGCTTCACCTCCTAAAACCAAAAAAGCCTCTAGACCCATGTAGAGTTCACCAGCTCTTCTATAGGGTCTATGCCGTAAGTTTCCGCAATAGCGTACAAAAACTGACGAAGTAGCTCTTCGTTGTGCGCGAGTTTGCTTATGGCCATGTCAATCAAGATGCGGATATAGTCCGACGTCCAATCCTCTTCGTAGTTCCACACGGCGTACTCTCTAGCCTTACCCAAAACTGCATGCCAATCCAAGAAGAGAAGTTTGCTAGCTAGGTTGTCCAAGAACGTTAAGTCTTGACGCTCTTCGTTAGTGTGAGGGTTCTCGTACCCAACAGACAGGTTCAAGCAATGCGGAATAAGGTCCTTGAATGCGGCGCTATCGGTGAAGACGCCTTCCGCCGGGGTCAAGCCTAGCAATCCGCCTAGCCAAAGGGCGAAGTCGTAGGAAGCCGTGGGAACGCCCAACTGGTGGTATACCAAGTCAGACTTTCCCTTCCGGTCTAGCGACACCATGATAAGGGGGTCGTCAAGTACCCAAGCGCCGCGCCGCATGAAGTGCGCGGCTTGCTTGGCTCCTACCAGGCCCACTTCTTCACCTACGAACAGAGCGTAAGAGGCTTCGGGAAAGTGTTCCTGCAGGTAGAGAATGAGGCTAATCCCGGCCTTGTCGTCCGCGCCGATAGGGTTCCAGCCTTTTCCAGAGACGATATTTTCGTCCAAAGCGTAGTACACCGGGCCAGCTTGCCCAACGGTGTCCAGATGGGCGGTGAACACCAAGGGAAGCTTGCCCGGCTTAATGTAGTTTCCGGCTCCGTCTTCAACAAAGCCTAGCTCGGAAAGCATGGAGCCGTAGACCACTTTCTCGTGTCCGTGAGGTACAAGGCCGAGGTCTACCAGTTCAAGAAAATATTCTGAAGGCTTCACGTCTCCTCCACCAACACCACCTTGGGCGGGGTAAGCTTGCGCCTTTCGGCGTAGCTCACCAGGTTGTAAAGCATGGTGGCAAACTCTCCTCGCCAGCCGTAGCTCTCTATCGTCTTGCGGTCCTCGGCCAGTATGGCCTCCCAAAGCTTCTTAGGCACGAGGAAGCCCTGACGGAAAGCCCGCCAACGGAAGTTGTTGACGGACTTCTCCGTCTTGTTGAGCTTCCGGGCGAGCTCTTTGGCGGGAACTGCCCGGTTGTAAAGCACTTCCACCGCCTCTTCCAAGGTGTAGGTGCTCCAGGCGGGCCGAGAAGCGGAGAGCTTGGGCGTAGATGTGGCCTCCAGGTAGACCTGAGAGCGGGGAATCCCCGCGCGCTCAATGGCCTCAAGCACGGGTTCCAGGCGTACGCCGAGGCTTTTAGCCGCGCGGCTTAGCTTGCTAGCTTCCAGAATGCCGTCCACGTACAACTTAGCAAGAACGCTTTCCATCATACGCACCTCACTTCAAGGAGCGGTAGAGCTCCCTAAGCTTCCGTTCAAGCTCCTCCGCCTTAGTACGAACTTCAAAAGACGCGTAAGGCGAAAGGTACACCTTAAAGCGCCTAGAGCGGTGCACATAGCCCCAAGTCATGATTTCGTTCCATATGCTAGGGCGAGCGTTGACAAGGTAGTCGTAAAGCTTGGCCGGGATGGCAATGTTCATGTTCACCTCCTAAAAGCAAAAACTCCTTGCGCGGGTGCAAGGAGTACGGTTTTCCCGGTACTCACTTCTAGGGTACGGTGCCTGTCAAGAGGGGGCGGTAAAAAAGAGGGGCTAACCCTAACGCGGGCTAGCCCAAAGAATGGTTACCTATAGATGTGGCGCTCGGCAAGGCGCATGAACTCTAGAACAACGGGATGCTTGGGCGGGTTGACGTAGGCCACCCCATTCCAATGGGAGAACTTGGGGTAAATGACCGCGTGAACTGTCTCAACGAGGCCATTCCCATCCCAAAGCTGAAGGTAAACGCCAAACTCCGCAAGGTTAGGCGTTCCGGCGTGAGCTACCAAGCGATGTCCATCATCAAGCTGGGCCTCAAGGGTAACACCATCAGGCCCATGTCGCTTGATTGTAGCCCCAAGGCCCATAAGCCACCGAACGAGGGCCGCTTCCATGCACCTACCTTTAGCAAAATCGCTAAGCAGGTATATCAACTCCCAAGGAAGCGGAGCGCAACCACGACGAGCGGGAATGTACTCAATCTCGCCATCCGGTTGGACGATGCATGCCTCCTCGTCTTCTAGCTCCGGTATTTCCACAAACACGCCGAACCCGCCATTAGGGTACGCGTAAACGAAAGTGTTATCGAACCGCACCCAGTAGTGGGGAGCCTCCGGGTCATCCTCATACCGGGCTTCTAGAGCATGAGAAGCAAGATTGGCCTGGAGCAGAAGGTAGTGGATGACCTTTGCAACGGCTTCTATGGCTTGCGCGCTCTTTACCATGAAAGAATAAAAAGGCTAAACCTAGTTTAGGCTAGCCCTTGTACTCAATGATAACTTCGTACCCGCGTTGGAGCGCCGCGCTCGCCAATAGCTCGGCAATCTCCTCCGCGTGGCAACGGAGGGGAGCGCACCAGCAGGTAAGCTCCAACTCTCCTCGCTCAATAAGAAGCCTATAGAGCCGATTGAGCTCGGCCCTAATAGCCTTGTTTGTCTTGAGCTCCTCATTGAGCCAATCGCGGTAGAGCTCGCACACACGGTCTCGGTCTGCCTCCGACTTGAGGCGGAAAGGGTTCCCTAGCACCGAAGGGCGGCCTACATATATTCCCTTGCCACCCCTACGCTTGTTGGTGATGTATATCTTGAGAGGCATACCAAAATAATAAAGGCTACCCCTCTTGGGGTAGCCTTAAGGACTAGCAATCAAAGCCCTGGAAGGGGGGCTTAAAGTAGAAGTTCTCGCCTTCCCAAAGGGCCTTGATTGCTAGTAACAACTCCCACCCACAGTCATCAAAGCCGAAGGTGTCCTCCTCCCCGGTGGCGGCATCCTTAACCAGGATGGTACCGGGGTAGGTCTCATAGAGGACGACAAAATCGAGGCGGGAGTTGGTGTAGAGCTTGAGCTCCGCCCGCTTATAACCCATCATGGGATAAGCGGTACTACGCTCAACAAGCACCGCCTCCCGTTCCCCCGACTTAGGGAGTGGGAGCTTCTTGCCTTCCTTAGCCATATACACAAGAGCCTGGAGGGTTAGCTCGTTAGTTTCTCCCATAACAAAAGAATAATATGGCTAGAAGCCTCTCCCTTAGAAAGGGATAGCTCCTAGCCAGCGGCATACTCTAGCGGTAGTTACAAGGTAGCAATCTCTTCAACCCAATCCTTGGCTTGAGAATCCCACTTTACGAACCAGACACTGAGGGTGCTAGGATTTGCGACTACGCGCGTAAGCTTACTATCAACGACGACGACGTCATCTTGGCGGAACACAAACGGCTTAATGTAAAGACCCTGAGAGGTGATAAACCTAATAGCCCACTCAATGCCTTGAGCAAGGATGTCTGCAAGCTTATTAGGCTTGAAGGTCTCAGAAGCGTCCGCAAGGATATTAACAAGCGCATCGCGATAGGAAGAAGAGAGTACGATAGGCGTGTCAAGACGCTCCATTGCGGTAGCCACCCTATTCACAAAGATTTCCACTTGCTTGATTCCCATGCATCCCTCCTCGCCCCTTTTATAAACCCCGCGTGGAGCTAGGGGCAAGGCCCCACGCGGGGTCAATGGGCTTAGGCCGAGGTCTGGATTTGGGAGAAGGTCTTCACCTTCTCCCAGAGATTGTTAGGGATGAGGCCCGCCTCGGAACGGAGACCAGGAGGCTCAATGCCGAAGCTCTTCGCAACGGTAGGAATGGCGGCCCGCACGGTCGCGGTAACCGCCCCAGGCGTGTACGCCTGAGCAGTAGAAACGAGCTCGGCACCCTCAAGAAGTGCCTTAGTCTCCTCCCTCCAGCTAGGCGTAAGGCCGGGGTCGAGAACGACAACATGCTTACCCGCGGCCCTAGCGGCCTGGATGAAGGGAAGGTTGGAGACCCGCGCGAGGGTTACGAGAACGCTTTGCGGCATGGAGCGCACGAAGGCTTCCGCAACCTCCATCTTGACGCGAAGGCGAGGATTGACCGTGATAAACACGGAATCCTCACGAGGCCAAGTGGGTTGCAGTTCAAGCCGGTTGCGGAACGCTTCTACGGCGTTATACCGCGCGATGATGTTCTCGCCGTCCTGGAGAGCCTCGGCGAACCTACGGCTCTCTTCGTCCCACCAGTAAACGACAACAGGACGAAGACCGTTGAAGACAGCGTCGGCCACCGCCCTATCCACCGCGCTAAAGTCCACCGCCTGAGTGTCCAGGTCAACCGCGGGCACGAAGATAGCACGAAGGCCGTCCTGGTCAAGAACGGCGGGGCCGGTGGTCTGCCCAAGCAGGCGCTCAAGGTCAATACCTTTAGCAAGGGCCTTCTGGCGGTAGACCGCCGCGAGGCCCTTGCTAAGGATGGCATTGCCGTTAAGGCGCTTCTGCTTGGGGTAGACCACAACCTCAAACGCATCCGTAGCCTGATTCCTCTTGACTTCAAGCTTCTCCATAGTTTCCTCCTTTTCTTATCCCAAAGGTGGAGCAGGCTTACCGCCCACTCCACCTAAGGGAATAAGAATCGCTAAAAGCCCCTAGATACTAAAGAGGTCTGCAAACAAGGTATCTAGGGGGGCGCTATTTGCCGAAGTATTCACGCCGTCTACGGCATTGAGAGCCTCTTCAAGCTCTTCCATAGCGGGACGATAGCCCAACTGCTTGAAGACAGCCTCAAGCTCTTCCTTGCTAGCCAAGCGTAGCCACAACTCAGGGTGGTCTGTAGCTTGACTAGCAGGGAGCCCCATCTGGACGAGGGCGTCATAGACGGCGTGGCGTTTGCCTGATTGAAGCCCTGCCGTGAGGAGGTCCTCCACCTCCTTGGGCCTAGGCTCTGGAGCAGGTAAGGCGAAGGCCAGCGCGGCGAGGACTGGACCGGGGCGCCTATGCTCACCGCGGGCTAGTACACGAGATACCTTGGACGCCAAAGGCTTCAGACCATCTTTCATGTCAGGATGGCCTACATATCCGTCCAAGGTTTCCCATGCTCTCCACCGGTTGGTAATCTTGGCCGCTGGAGTGTTGCCCTCTGGCGTGAGCTTGCCGCCCGGTACCGCTAACCTCCAGAAGTCGGTCATGACCGGGTCTTTGATGGTCTTGAAGTCAAAGTCCGGCCATTGGATGTCCCGCTTCTGGCGGTCCACCGCCACCTGAATCATCTCGGTAGCGGCGTGTAGATAGTCTTGAGACACCTCTTCACCATTAGCCCAAGCGGCATCAAGAAGGCGACGGGTATTCACCTCTACCCGGCCCAAGATATGAGCCGCGTGGACTTGACCTGCCCACCTGTGAAGACCAGATTCGTAGTCCTTGGTGGGTAGGTCTTTACGATGTAACGCCTCGCCGTGGAAGGGCATATAAAGTCCGCCCATCTCCGGCGTGGGGAACACGTACCCAATATCGCCATCGTAATCCGCCCCGGTTGGAGCGATGTCGTGCTCGTGGGCGATTACGGAGTCGGCGATGGGCGATAGCCCCACATAGGTGAGCTCAACCGCCGACTGGCCCGTAGGCAAATCGGGACGGCGGTTGAAGATGACACGCTCACCCGGCTTCCAACGGCGGGTGTAGGCCAACACGCCTCCGTCCTCAAGGCCGTGCAAGCCTAGGAACGGGAGAATCTTTGGAGAGAGCAAGATACCGCCAAAGCCGGTGTTTGGTCCCTTGAGCTTCAGGTACTGAGCAATAGGGTACAGAAGCTCAAGAGGCGCACCGGCCTCTACTAGTCGCGACTTCTCAGGAGGAAAGGCAAAGTCTAAGTCTAGATGCTTCCACCATCCAGGTATGCCTTGGTAGTAAAGGCCCTGGACGGTGTATTCCGCCGTGAACTGGGTTTGAAGCAAGATGGCGTGGATTTCTAAGACGTCGCCAAGCTCTTCCACGCCATACCCATCGTCAAAGGCCAATAGCGGCTCCTTGACGTTGGGATGGGTAACGATGACACCCTTCCAGGCACGGAAGATTTCGTTTCCGCGCCTGGAGAACATGCGAACTTGCGCCCATCCGTTTGGCGACGGTACGATTTCAGGCATGGGTGGGAATATGCCGACAATACCATCGCCAAACACCTTCTTACCCTTAACGAGAGTTAGGCTAGAGGTTGGAAGTTCGGTTCTCGCCCTAGAAGGAGCGCGAACAAAATCCGACACCCTCCAGCCGGGAAGGTGGAAGTTGGCCCCCGTGCTCCCTGGCCACATAACGACATTGTCCTTGCCAATCAAACCGTGGGGAATGTGGCCAAGAGCTTCTTCCACCAAATGTGCTAAAGCATCAAAGATGTTTCTATAAGAGCCCTCGGTGGGCTCCGCCGAAGACTGCAACTCTCTAACGCGTTCTTTAGGAAACTCTAGCAGGTTCCACCCCAACAAGGTTCCGATTCGCGTTCCCATGCTCACCTCCCAAAGGGAATAAAGGGAGGAAAAAGAAAAGGCTTGAGCCCGAAGCTCGAGCCCAAGCCCTTAGACACTTACCAAATCTCCCAGTAGATGGAGCGCTTGATGTCAGGCGAGATTCTCTCCCACCTATCGTCGCCGTTAAGAATCAGGTGCTCCATCTGGCGCTCGAGGCTCCTTCTTTTCTTGGCCTGAATCTTTTTGAACCAGGACAACCCTCGCTTAGAAAGGGTCTTCTGGTTCCTGTAGTAACACCTGACCAACGTAGCCAGGTCTACCTTGATTGGGTAAACCTTGGCCACTTGGCGCTTCTTGGCTTTACGGTAGACAACCTCTTTATTCTTCCTCCTCCTCATCCTGCCTCCTTGAAAAGAAAGCTCCAAGAGCAATGATGACGACGGTATAGACCATAAGCCAAGCAGGCACAGGCGGTATCTGGTGCTCCATAAAGGTATAGGCAAAAAGAGAGGGCTAAGCGCCCTCTGTTCTGCCTAAAGAATCACAAGCACGAGGACACTACTTCCCAGACGTCCTCATGCATGTCTTCAATGTCTTCGCTAGGGATGTCTCCATATGCGTTGATAGCGAACTGCTCCTCCTCACCATCGGGTAGGATGACGGTAACAAAGGTGTCCCCGAAGACCTCAACAAAGTGGACCTTGACATTCTCCTCGCCGAAGACCTCTTTGAGCCTCCTGACTATGTCCATAAAAGAATAAAAGGCTAACTAGGACAGAGCCCTAGCTAGCCTACCCGCTCAAGTACCCGCTCAAGCCTCTACGTCGGCCTCAAGTTTGCGGGCGTTGAGCTTGCTCTTAAGCCGATAGTAAGTGGAGCGGAGCCTACGGCCGAGCATATAGCCCTTGAAGAAAGCACGAGAACCCTTGATGAAAGGTCGCCTAGTAAAGAGCCCACGCTTAAAGCCTTTGGCCGCATCCTGGATAGCCTTCAAAAAGCTAGCAAGCTTTCCCATAAAAGAATAATAAAAGGCTTGTCAAGAGCTAGCAAATCTAGCAAGCCACAAAAGTTCCAAGGTATGCTCGAGGCTAATAACGGCCAGAATCATGCTATTTGCTTTGCACTAGCGCTAGGTGTTGCTCTGCTCTAGCGCTTGTGGCTCAAACACTAGCTAGTGCGTTAGTGTTCAACGCTCGCTTCGCTCTAGCTTCCCTACCCAGCCCCGCTTCTCCGCCATTATTATTATAGCACACTTGTCAAGTCTCTAGAGTGTAGTTAGCTAAACGAGTTCCAGGTTATGCTCGAGGCTCTCAAGCAAATAGCGCTACTGGAGCTAGGATAGAGCTAGGAGCTAGGAGTGGGGAGCTAAGAGCTAGGGCTAGGGTAGAGGCTAGAAGCTAGGAAATGGGGGTGGTTTCCCCGCACCGCGCCCGTGGCCGGTGCGCTAGGGCACGAGGAGAGAGAAGGAGAGGAAGGGACTATAGGGAAGGAGAGGAAGAGAGAGGAGAGAGGAGAGAAGGGAGAAGGAGGATAGGGGTATAAGGGGAAAGGAGGAAGAGGGAAGAGAGGAGAGAGCAAAACGGCAATCAGTCAAAGCCCCTAGACGCATAGCGCTAGTCGCTTAGCCATGCGCCGCTAGCGCCTCCTGCTCCGCCATGCGCTAGTCGCTTCTAGCTCATGCTACCTCATCCCTCTGTTTAAATGCCCCTATAACGGCCTGTAATGCCCTTATTTGGCCCTGCATGAGGTGCCCTAGTGGTAGACACTACCCCTAGTCCTGCAAGGCCGTATAAGCCGTTATAGAGGCTTACAGAGGCTAATGCAAAAAGAGAGGGCTAGGAAGCCCTCTTAGCCAATAGAGCCTAAGGATTAAGAAGCCATTCGGGTACTTTGAAGCCCTTGAACTCTTCTACAATCTTGAGCTCTTTGCCATCGTAAACTACGGTTGCCCTCTCTACTGGTAGATAGTCCGGGTGCTGCTCCAACACATATATCACGCTTGAAGATGTGATGATTAGCCTCTCATCAAAGGCTTCATCACCTCGCTCTAGCGTGATGGTACTATCATCGTCGTTTATTTCCAGATAAACGGCGTAAATGGGGAAGTCCAAGAGGAACCTTGCCATTAGCCTCTGCTGCCATTCGTACCTTATGTACCTTCCCACAGTTCCCATAAAGGAATAAAATGTGCGCGTAGTATGAGGCTCAAAAAGGAGAGGCTAGGAAGCCCTCTCCTCTATGCTAGCCCCAGAGGGCACAGTAAAGCCAAGCCGGAACCTTCAAGTTCGGCAATGGCTTACCGATGAGCTTGAGGTCTTCACCATCAAAGTACCACGCGCATTGAAAATCAGGGTGGGTAACCATGATGGTACCGTCGTCATAGAGGAAGAGCGTAGTGCGGTCTTTAGACCGCATTTCCACCACGCCATCTTGCGCCCATACGTCTTTCACGTCGGGGAAGTAGGTAGCCACCCGCTTTTGGACTCTTGTCAGTTCCATAAAGGTATAATAAGCGCTAGCAGTTCTGTGCATGGCGTACGGCTCACTAAAAAAAGGGGCTAACGCCCCCTCCAACGCTACTCGCTCTCTTCGGATGGACCGGTAAATATTTCGGTTAGCCAAGGCGGATTTGGAAAGACCATATCGCGTCCGTTCCACACACGCTCACCATCGTAGTACGCCATGTGAATGGTGTAGCGCGTGCGCGAGTAGAAGTAGAAGCGGTCCTCCGAGTAGCACACCAACTCTCGGTATATCCCTTCGTCTTCCGATATAAAGACGAGAGCATCCTGCTCCACCTTGAGCCTAACATTCCCGTATAGGGCCAAGAACCTAGAAGCCGCTTTCTGTTGAAACTCTCCTAGCTTGTTCATGAAGGAATAAGTTCTAGAAGTGCGCGTAGTATGGAACCCCAAAAAGAGAGGGCTAGCGCCCTCTCCTGCTACCTACAAGACCTCAAGCATCCAGTTGGGGATGGCCACGTCAAAGTTGCCGCGCGTGATGAAGGTCTCGCCGTCAAAGAAGATGGAGTTCCTACCCACTCCGTCCACAGTGAGGGTATAGAGGAAAGAGCCGCCACGATAGATGACGAGCTCTTCCCTACCGGCGGCGTGATGGCGAGTAGCCACAATACGCTCGCCATCGGCAAAGAGGTCTACCGCCTTGTCGGAGGCCATCATGAAACCAGCTAGAAGCCGTTTCTGCCACGCTTGCAGTACCATAAAGGAATAAGCAGTTCCTACCGTGCGCGCTGTACGTAGGTCCAAAAAGAGAGGGCTAGCGCCCTCTCCCCCACGCCTAAGCCCGCCTCCAGTATGGGGCAGGCTCGGCGTGGACTTTGGGCCACCCCGTTCCCACCTCCATCAGGACCCGCTTCAACTTCTTACGGGACAGGCCCTCCACCTGGAGGACCACCGCCGGGCCGAGCGGGTACTCGACCCAGCCATCCCTAAACTCCCCGTCGCGGAGGTCATAAACGACCTCGCGTTGGACGTGGAGCCGCGAACGTAGGCGGCCCCACACCTTCACGCATGTAGCCCCCGCGGCAACGAGGGCCTCCGCCAGCTCCCTAGCCGGGGTGGTGTCCCGGCGCGCTCCAAGCCGCACCACAACGAGCTTGGCCATAAAAGAATAGTTCTTTTGTGCTCGCCGTACGGCTCACTAAAAAAGGAGGGGCTAGAACGCCCCCTCCCTCTACCGCCCTACTCGTCGTCGCAATGCTCGCATAGACCTTGTGCGGCTTGCTTCAGATACCAGTATTCCAGGTTGTATTCCAGGTCGTCCTCCTCGTCCTCTTGCCAATCCGCCCATAGGTCGAGGTAGAGCAAGTCAAGCTCGCTCATGAAGGAATAAGCTCCGTACTTGTGCAAGCCGTACGGAGCCCTAAAAAAGGGAGGGCTAACGCCCCCACCGCCCTACCAGTCTCCTCCCGCGAAGGAGACCGGGCGGTCCATTTGACGGTTCAACTCCCGCTTCAACTCCCGTAATAGCCTCCACATGGGGCTATCTTCAGGGATTTGAAGCTCGGTACCATCCAGCATTACGTAGACGGTTTCTAGGCCGTCCATCTTGACGGTTCCCCCACTTACGAGCTTGACGACAAGCTCCCGGCCAAGTGGGGAGATTTGCACCCCCTGGACGATGTCCATAAAGGAATAAGCTCCGTACCCGTACCCGGCGTACGGAGGTCAAAAAAGAGGGGCTAGACGCCCCCCGGCCAGAACTACCACCAGTAGTCGCCTTCGTCCTGCTCCTCGAAGATGTCGGTCCCGATGTCGAGCGTTGTTATACGCTCGACGAAATCCGCAATCTCCTCAGGACGAAGCGCCCCTTCCGCCACAAGAGCCTCCACTATAGCCTCCACAGAGACTGTGCGCATAGTAAAGGAATAAAGGGGGGGCTAGGGGTTTCCCCCATCGCCCCTCCTCTCTTCCGTTGCTCCCTACTAGCTACAAAACGGTAGGGAAGTCATCTTGCGCCCAGCAATACAAATCATAGACCGTATGCTGGGCTAGCGGGTTTCCGTCATCGCGGTATCCAACAAGACGGTTCCCCTCACGGCAGATATACACTCGTTCCCCGGAGTGGAGAACGAGCTCCAGTTGGCCCTCATGCCGCTTAACCTCCCTGGTCGCTCGCTTAATGAGCATAGCGGTATTCATAAAGGAATAAAAGCCTGCTAGATGGTAGGGGGAAATCCTACAACCTAGCGGCGCGGGGTGTTGGGGGGCAACCCTCCAGACCAGGGGAGGGGGGGTGTTTTTCCACCACTCACACCCTTCACGCCACCCGCATTTCGCTTGGAAGGGAGGGGGTAGCTTCGGAAAATGCGCTTTTAAGTTCGGGCTTACGTACGTTGTATGACAAAAATCGCGTATTTCCTAGCAGATTTGACATCGTTTTGCGGGAAAATCCACGTTTTTAAAATCTTAGCCTTTGCTATGATGGATTTGTACCTATGAACGCGAGGGAGGCTATCGCGGCGGGACTCCGCTTTTATCAACGCGTGGGTCGCGCTCCTAGACGCGAAGACTTTAGACCCAAGCATAAAGCTCGTTGGGAGGCTATTCTAGGCTTTGAGCTTCCAGGTGAGTACACCATAAAAAAGGAGTTTGGAGGGTTCAACAACTACATTCGCGCTATGGGCTTAAGCCTGAACGTGGCTAACGATGTGGAGGAAGTGGAAAACGCTAGCTTGCGGCATGTGCTTGAGGTCTACCCCAACGCTCAACTGGTGAAGTCTGAGCAGTCGGTGTACGACCTAGAGATAGGCCAGGAGCGGGTGGAGGTTAAAGGCACGCAACTTTCTATTCGCAATGACAACGGCGCCATGCACTTCTCCTGGCGGCTTCACAACCGCATCTTTAGCAAGCTAGTGGACAGGGTGATTCTGGTTGGGTTGGACAAGGACTTAAACCCTCTAGTGCGCCTGGAGTTCAAAGGGAGCGGTCTAAGGCTTTTGGACAACAAAGACACCCTTACCGTGTACGCCGATGCGCTATTAGGCGGTCATAGCAAATACAAGCCATACATCACCTGGATTGCGCCTATCGCGGGAGACTTGAGCCAATATGCCAGAGTATCCAAAGCACGCCTCTGATGAGCCTTTCGGGTTGATAAGCGAAGAAGGAGAGGTTTTTCTAGGCTTCTACCCCGAAGAGGACGACGTAGTAATAGAAGCTACGTTAGGCACTTTCAAGGTAAGCAAAGAGCTTTTGCTTCAGTTGGCCGACGCTATTTACTACCGGTTTGGACACATTCGCGAGCCCAAGGTGAGAGCATGACGGTAGAGCTCAAACAAGTTCCGCTAACGGACATACAACCTAACCCTTGGAACCCTCACCGCATGACGGAGGAGGAGTTTGAGGCGCTAATCGCTTCCGTGCGTGAAGATGGTCAATGGCGTCCAATCATCGTGGTGGAGATGGACGTCCCTGACGAGTACACGCCGAAGGTGGAGTTCCCATACCGCATTGTGGACGGCGAACATCTTTACCGCGCCCTGGTTCAACTTCACATGGAAGGCGTGTGGCCCAACTTGGCCAACGTGGTGGTCTACGGCAAGAACTCCGAGGTTCCGGCCTGGAAACAGATGGAGATTGGCCAGACCATCAACCACGGCCTCCGAGGGTCCAAGGAAGACCCGGTCAAGACTAAGCAGGTGCTTGAGCAGATTCTCAAGCATAGACCTGTAGAAGCGGTGGCGAGGAAGCTCGGTATGGGCGTGGCCGGAGTAAAGCGTGTGGCGGAAGCGCCCAAGCCGGTTCGGCTAAGCGGGCCGTCTTACATGCCAACGTACAAGGAGCGGCAAAACCACGTCATCGCCCTACTCTTTTCCACCGCGGATGAGCTTAAAGAGTTTGACGACCTGGTTCAGAGCCTGGCGACTCCAGAAGAGCGGAAGCTCCCTAGGGGTCAACGTAGGCTTAGCGTTCTTAAAAGAGCTTTGCAAGCGCTCAAAACCTAGGAGACGTCTTATGGAGTACGAGACCCTTTGCGACGTGTGCATTCGTAAATACGAGGGATGCTACCTTTACGAGTTTTTCATCGCTCCCCTATCCGCCGACGGTGTGCGCCTTGAGGTCAAAGACTGTGTGCAGTACCTGTCTGAGGTAGAAAGCGATGAGCGTGAGTTTTAGGGATAGAGTGCTCAAGCTCTACCTGCTTGGCTTTGACCCTAGCGAGATTGCGCAAACCCTTAGCCTGGACGCCAAGCGCAAGGTTACAGAGGAGGAAGTTCTACACGTCCTAGCCGAGGCTAGAGAGCTTCTTTCTGCCTTGCCTTCCCTTGAGGACATCCGGGCCGAGGTGGGTCAGGCCCTAGAGCGCGCCCGGATTTTCCAGAAAGACCTGCTAGCGATTTACCAGAACATGCTCCGCAACTACAACGCCATGATGGAAGGCTTGACCGAGCATCCAGACGGTACCCCGGTGATTGGCGTAAGACCGGCGGATATAGCCGCTATGGCCGACCGGATTATGAAGATTGACCAGGAGCGCATCACCGCTCTGCTCAATAGCCTCAAGGTGCTAGGCCATGTTGGGTCCACAACCGCCGGAGCTCTCCCCTCCGCTACAGAGCTAGTGCGCGTGGAGGAGCTGGTGGCGGAGGTGGTGGATGAAGCGCCTAAGACCTAGCGACAAGTTCTTTGAGCTTCTAGGCTACAAGCCGCATCACGTACAGTTAGCCATCCACCGGAGCACGGCCAAGCGCCGTGTGGCTTGCTTGGGACGTCAGTCGGGCAAGTCCGAGGCCGCTAGCGTAGAGGCCGTGTTTGAGCTCTTTGCCCGGCCTGGAAGCCAGGGCTGGATTATCGCCCCCACGTACGACCAGGCCGAGATTATCTTTGGCCGCGTGGTGGAGAAGGTGGAGCGCCTGGCCGAGGTCTTCCCCGCTACCGAGGTCCAGCTCCAACGTAGACGCTTGCGGCTTCTGGTCCACCACTACGACCGTCCGGTGAACGCTCCAGGCGCTAAGCGCGTGGCCACCTCCGAGTTCCGGGGCAAGAGCGCCGACCGTCCAGACAACCTCAGGGGCGCCACCCTGGACTTCGTCATCCTGGACGAGGCGGCCATGATTCCCTTTAGCGTCTGGTCCGAGGCCATTGAGCCCACGCTCTCGGTCAGGGACGGCTGGGCGCTCATCATCTCCACCCCCAAGGGCCTCAACTGGTTCTACGAGTTCTTCCTCATGGGCTGGCGCGGGGGCCTGAAGGAGGGCATCCCGAACAGCGGCGTAAACCAGACCCACCCAGACTTTGAGTCCTTCCACGCCGCTAGCTGGGACGTGTGGCCGGAGCGTAGGGAGTGGTACATGGAGCGCCGGTTGTACATTCCCGACTTGGAGTTCCGTCAAGAGTACGGCGCGGAGTTCGTTAGCCACTCCAACTCGGTGTTCTCCGGCCTGGACATGCTCATCCTTCTGCCCTACGAGCGGCGCGGCACTAGGTTAGTGGTGGAAGACTACCGCCCGGACCACATTTACTGCATCGGGGCGGACTTCGGTAAGAACCAGGACTACTCCGTGTTTAGCGTATTAGACCTGGACACCGGCGCCATCGTCTGCCTGGAGCGCATGAACGGGGCGACCTGGAGCGACCAGGTAGCTAGGCTCAAAGCCCTGAGCGAGGACTACGGCCACGCCTACGTGGTGGCGGACACCTGGGGCGTGGGGGACGCCATCGCGGAAGAGCTGGACGCTCAAGGCATCAACTACACGCCTTTGCCCGTAAAGAGCTCTAGCGTGAAGGAGCAACTCATCTCCAACCTAGCCCTGCTCATGGAGAAGGGTCAGGTAGCGGTGCCCAACGACAAAACTATCCTGGACGAGCTAAGGAACTTCCGCTACTACCGCACGGCTTCGGGAAACCAGGTGATGCGCGCTTACGGACGCGGGCACGACGACATCGTCATGTCCCTCGCCTTGGCCTACAGCCAGTACGAGGGCAAGGACGGGTACAAGTTTGAACTAGCGGAGGAGCGGCCTAGCAAGCTCAAGCACGAAGAAAGCGTGATGTCGTTGGTGGAAGACGACTTTACCGACCTTGAGCTAGCGAACCGCGCCTTTTCCGCGTAGTTAGGAGGTCTATGGCTAAGCGAGGACGTAAACCCAAGGAGCTGGTCCCCGGACCTGGCTCCATTGACCCATCCGACGTTCCCAAGCTCGAGGGCGCCTCCGTGCCGGTGATGTCCACCAGCTACGACGTGGTGGTTGACCGGGAGTTTGACGAGCTACTGCAGGGCAAGGACGGCCTGCTCGTCTACCACAAGATGCTCTCGGACGGCACGGTCAAGAACGCCCTCAACTACATCTTCGGGCGCATCCGCTCGGCGAAGTGGTACGTAGAGCCCGCCTCTACCGACCCGGAGGACATCGCCATCGCCGCCTTCATCCACGCCCAGTTAGGCATAGACGATGCTTCGGTAGGCAAGTATCCTTTTGGCCGTCTTTTCGCCATCTACGAAAACGCCTACATATACGGCATGGCCGCCGGGGAAATCGTACTGACCCTTGGCGCGGACGGCAAGCTCATCCTTGACAAAATCGTCCCTATCCACCCTTTCAACATTGACGAGGTGCTTTACGACGAGGAAGGCGGTCCAAAGGCGCTAAAGCTAAGCGGAGAGGTGAAGGGCGGAAGCCAGTTCGTGAACGGGCTGGAGATTCCTATCTGGAAGACCGTGGTCTTCCTGCACAACGACGACGGCTCCTTCACCGGACAGAGCGCCCTCAGAGCCGCCGTTCCGCATTGGCTAGCCAAACGCGCCCTTATCCTCCTCATCAACCACGGGCTAGAGCGCTTCATGATTGGCGTGCCCACCCTCACCATCCCCAAGAGCGTGCGTCAGGGGACCAAGCAATGGGAGGCCGCCAAGGAAATCGTCAAGAACTTTGTTCAAAAACCACGGCATGGTATAATACTGCCTGACGACTGGAAGTTTGACACGGTAGACCTGAAGTCGGCCATGCCCGACGCCATTCCCTACCTGACCTACCACGACGCGGGCATCGCTAGGGCGCTTGGCATAGACTTCAACACCGTTCAGCTAAACATGGGGGTACAGGCGGTCAACATCGGCGAGTTCGTAAGCCTGACCCAGCAGACCATCATTTCGCTCCAGCGGGAGTTCGCTAGCGCGGTCAACCTCTACCTCATCCCCAAGCTAGTGCTTCCCAACTGGCCGGGCGCCACCCGCTTTCCCAGGCTCACCTTTGAGATGGAGGAGCGTAACGACTTCTCCGCCGCGGCCAACCTTATGGGCATGCTCATCAACGCGGTTAAGGACTCCGAAGACATTCCCACCGAGCTCAAGGCGCTAATAGACGCTCTGCCCAGCAAGATGCGCCGGGCGCTTGGCGTGGTGGACGAGGTGAGGGAAGCGGTACGCCAACCCGCCGATTCCCGCTACCTGTACACGCGAAGGAGGAGGTAGATGTCTCAGATAGACGGCGTGCTGTTTTCCGAGAGCGGCGCCGAGGTTACGATTCAGGACCTCATCTTTACCGACGAGATTCCGCCCCTGTTCTCCGGTAACAAGGTCATCGGTCCCAAACCCCTGGTGGCGGAAGGAACGTACTACGTGTACGACCTCTACAGCGACAAATACATCAAGCGGGTCATCACCAAGCAGGACTTGGAGAAATACTTCCGCAACGCTACCAGGGACGTGGCGGTAAACTACGAGCACGACCGCACCTCCGGGGTCAAGGGTTGGGTTCGGCTTAGGGACACCAAGTACCTGGGCGAGATACAGACCCCGGATGGACCCAAGACGGCCATCTTCGCGGCCATTGAGCTCATGCCGGAGGCGGCGGAGCTCGTGGCCAAAGGCTACTACCGGGACGTGTCCATAGAGCTCAAGCCCATTAGCTACGAGATTACCGGCTTGGCGCTCACCGCTTATCCCGTAATCCGGCACTTGCAGTTCTATTCCGATACGCAAACCGCTAGCGAAGAGGAGGGTTTAAAAGAACCCACCCAGTATAATGAGGGAGCCACGATGGATAAAGAGACGCTTTTGAGTGAGGCGCTTCAGGCGTACGGCCTCACGCCTGAAGACTTGGCGCGCCTGCCTGAGCTTCTGGCCAAGGCCAAGGAGGCCGAGCGGCAGGCTGAGGAGGCCCGGCGTCAGGCCCGGTTTGCCCAGCTTCGCGTGGAGCTGGAGCAGAAGGTGGTCAAGGACGGGCTCAAGGTGGCCCCAGGCGCCCTGGACGCGCTGGCCGCGCTTTACCTCTACGCCGAGGAGCACGAGGTGAAGTTCTCCATGGACGACCGGCAGACCGACCTCAAGGGCCTGCTTGACGAGGTTCTTGCCGGGATTGAGGCGGTGAGCGTGTTCGGGGAGACCGGGGCGGCCCAGCTCAAGCCCAACCCTGAACCTTCTGGCGTTAACAAGGAGCGGGTGGAGGAGATTGTCAACATCGCCATCCGGCGTTTGAGCGACAACCTGTAAAGGAGCGCTATGGATAAGGTTAAGCTGTTTCAGACTATTGGCCGAGTGGAGTACTGGGAGCGCGTGCCCAGGTTGCACGCCTATGGGGTCTTCGCTCTCCCCTTCCCTATGGACCCGGATGTGAACTGGGCACAATGGTTTACTGGCCCACACCCTAGGGCTTTCCTGGTCTCTATTCATAAGTATGGTCCAAAAGCTGGTCATGTCTATCCTACTAACTTGACCGACGAGGACGCGTTACTGAACGTTATCGGCATGGTACTGGACGGGCACGACTACGAAAACGACCCTAACGTTACCGTAACCCTTAAGGCCGCGGTTCCTATTGAGTATGTCCAGCAGGACCCTCAAGCTCCTGCTTTGCAGCCACATCAGGCCGTGTTGGACGCGGCTGAGGTACTCAAGCTCAAGGTCATCAAGGGTCATTACTTCTTTGACTACACGAGGTAAGCATGCGAGTGCCTATTAACATCAACAACGCTCTGGCCCGCGTTCGCGACCCCCTGTCCATCGGCGGGCTCAAGTTCCCTACCACCAAGGAGATTCAGGAGGCGGTGGCGGCCATCGCCGACAAGTTCAACCAGGAGAACGACCTGGTGGACCGCTTCTTCCCCGAAGACTCCACCTTCGCCTCCGAGCTGGAGCTCTACCTGCTTAGGACTCAGGACGCCGAGCAGACCGGCATGACCTTCGTCCACCAGGTGGGCTCTACTAGCCTCCCGGTGGAGGCCCGCGTGGCCAAGGTGGACCTGGCCAAGGCCACCTGGAGCCCCCTGGCCTTCAAGGAGAGCCGGGTTTGGGACGAGAAGGAGATTCTCTACCTTGGGCGGCTCGCCGACGAGGTCCAGGCCGGGGTCATCAACGAGCAGATTGCCGAGAGCCTCACCTGGCTCATGGCCCGCATGCGCAACCGTAGGCGCTGGCTTACTTGGCAGGTGATGCGCACGGGCCGGATTACCATCCAGCCCAACGACCCCTACAACCCCAACGGGTTGAAGTACGTCATTGACTACGGGGTTACCGACATCGAGCTTCCCCTGCCCCAGAAGTTTGACGCCAAGGACGGTAACGGCAACTCCGCCGTGGACCCCATTCAGTACTTCCGCGACCTCATCAAGGCCGCCACCTACTTCCCCGACCGGCGTCCTGTGGCCATCATCGTCGGGCCGGGCTTTGACGAGGTCCTGGCCGACAACACCTTCGTGCAGAAATACGTAGAGTACGAGAAGGGGTGGGTGGTCGGCCAGAACACGGTCCAGCCTCCTAGGGAGGTCTACCGCCAGGCGGCCCTGGACATCTTCAAGCGCTACACCGGGCTTGAGGTCATGGTGTACGACAAGACCTACCGGGACCAGGACGGGAGCGTCAAGTACTGGATTCCCGTGGGCGAGCTCATCGTGCTCAACCAGAGCACCGGCCCGGTGGGGCGCTTCGTGTACACCGCCCACGTGGCGGGCCAGAGGAACGGTAAGGTGGTCTACGCCACCGGCCCTTACCTCACGGTGAAGGACCACCTGCAGGACGACCCGCCCTACTACGCCATCATCGCGGGCTTCCACGGCCTGCCCCAGCTTAGCGGGTACAACACCGAGGACTTCAGCTTCCATCGGTTCAAGTGGCTTAAGTACGCCAACAACGTCCAGAGCTACCTGCCGCCTTTCCCGCCCAAGGTTGAGCTCTAATCCCTATGCCTAGGCCCAAGAAAGCTACTCACGTAGAGGACCAGACGGCGGCTGAAGAGGTCGCGGAAGGCGTTGAGGCCAAAAAGCCCGAACCCGGCGTGGTCAAGGTGCGCGTAACCAAAAACTTCGTCTACTTCAAGGGCCGCTTTTACCACGCGGGCGAGGAGCTGGAGGTGGACGGCGAGGAGGCCAGCCTGCTCCTCCGCGAGGGGTGCGCTAAGGAGGCGTGATGCTCCCTGAGGTAAGCGTGGACGAGGTGTGGTACTACATGCCCGCCGAGGTGCGCCGTCCTGAGGAGGTGGTGCGCGAAGGGCAGGGCGGGGTTAGCCTAGCCGCGTTCCGGCACATCAAAAACGGCGTAATGGCCGAAGCCGCTTCCCACCTCAAGGCCAACGGCGTGCCCGAAGGCTTGTGGAACCACGAGTTGATTCGGGATTATATTCTGATGCAGATTGCCGCCCGCATACTGCGCCGCGTCCGCGCTTACCAGGAGCTCGCCGATAGCCTTTTCGCCGACAGTAACATCAAGCTTCGCGCTTTCTTAGAGGGCGTGGCCCAGGTGGCGCCGGACGTGGGCACCGGGGACTGGGTGGAGGACGAGGCGATTCTCCCTCCCTTCTAGCCATGCGCATCCGGCTTAAAGAGGCCAAAGTCTTACGCCGCCCCGACCTTGCCCCGTTCAAGAACAAGCTCCTGTCGCTTTACTACAAGCACCTACGTCAGCTAGTAGCGGAGTACATTTCCGAGCGCATCGCCTCAGGGCGCCTAGGCCGGAGCACCTGGAAGCGCTACGCCTACTACCGGACCTGGATTGCGGGCACTTACGGTTCCGACCGCTCCCGCAAGGCCGTGGGTGCCCGCAAGGTCCGGCCAAACGCGGTGGAGCGCTTGCGATTGCAGGCTCTAGCCCGGCGGATGGACAAGGTAGCCGCCAACAGGCGCGTTCGCAAAGAGCTAGACAAGCTTATCGCCGAAGCTAAAAAGCTCAAAGACGAACGAGCCCGCGAGCGGTTCGTGCAAAGCTACCTGAAAAACCGGGAGAGCTCCGTCTTAGCGCAATGGCTAGCCTATACTCCTGTGGGGCGTAGGGTTTTACAGGGCGTGGAGCGCGACCTAAATCGCTTAGCCACTTACTACCACGCTTTTGACGCGCAACGGGATAGGCCGCCTTCGGCCAAAACCTTACGCCAACGCTTGCAGGCGTTTAAAGCTCCGGTGCTTAGAGGGTGGAAGTACGCCAAGCAGACCGGGCTTCTGGCTAAAGCCTGGCGCGAGGCGGTGCTGGAGATTAAAAACGGGCGGGCGTATATAATGCCCTTAGAGCGTTACGACAAGCTACCCGACGGCAAGCGCTCCCTTTCCGGCTACCTGGCTAGGGTGCTTCGCAAGCAGGGCGGCGCTGGACGCTTCCTGGGTCCAGGAGCTTTCGCCAAGCTGTCCAAGCGGGCGATGGAGCGGGCCGCGGCAGAGCTGGGGGTGAAGCTCAAGTGAACCCCGACCTCAAAGCGGCGCACCACCTTAAATCCCTGCTGGAGAACTTCACCTGGGAGTACCCGGACGGGGAGGAGGGGCGATTCCACCAGATTGACGTGGGCTACTTCTCCCGCCCCTCCGGCTACCCGTACGCCGCCATCCATAGTGCCAAGTCCTCGGCTCCCGTGGTGCGTTTAGGCATGGGAGCCGGTACGCTGGCTAGGCGCTTTGAGATTGAGCTGGTCCTGACCATTGAGTACGAGGACCCGGACCCACAGCGCGGCTACGAGCGGCTTACCACATTGCGCTGGGAGGTGTTTCGGCACCTCGTGTTAAACGCTCAGGCCATTCCCGGCGTGGAGTTCACCGACTTGGACGAGGCCACCATCGAGGCCGTTACCGAGGACGACGGCGGCTTTGAGCGGTGGGGTTTTTACGGGATGGTCCTCATCCCCATTAAAGTCGTCCTCAACCCGCAATAAGGAGACCCTATGCGTGGAGTTGATACCTTTCTGGCGTTTAAGGAGCAGGCGGACCTGAAGACCCCGGCCACCTTGGCCTCCCTGGCCGCCGGGGACTTCCTGGCGTTCAACTCCGAGAGCCTGTCCGGTAGGCAACAGGTCATCCAGAGCCGGGCCATCCGCCGGATGCCCATGCGGCAAATCGCCTACACCGCCAACGGTACGGTGGAGGCGGGCGGGGCGGTGGAGTTCACCACCTCCAACTACGTTCTGAAGAAGCTCCTTCCCCTCATCTTCCATAGCAAGACCGGGCAGGAGGATGACCCTGACGGCGACGGCGCCACCTTCACCCTCGTCAACGGCGGCGTGCTCACCCCCTTCACCGCCTTCGTGGGCTTTGACGGCCCGGAGGGCAAGTACGTCCGGCGCTTCTTCGGGGCCAAGGTCAACCAGGCCACCTTCTCCGCCAGGGTGAACGACATGCTCAACCTCAACCTGGACGTCCAGGCCATCGGGAAGGACATCCTCCAGCCTGGCGACCCTGGATGGGTTAACGTAACCCCGGTGTACCCCGGCGGGGATGAGGAGTACGCCTACGTCTTCTACCAGGCGCGGGTGCTCATCAAGGCCGGGGACATGGCCGACTTGGCCGAGCTCCCGGTGGAGTCCTTTGACCTCACCATCAACCACAACCTGAACACCAACCGGTACCGCCTGGGCTCCATCTACCGGCAGTCCCTGGACGAGGGCGTTACCGAGGTTACGGGCACCTTCACCCTGGACGCCGCGGTGAAGTCCATCTCCGGTCCCGCGCTCAACCTGACGGGCGGCACGGCGCACGACCCCGCCTTCCTGGAGAAGGTGGCCCTCTACGGCAAGTACGCCGCCCTGAAGCTGGAGTTCATCGACCCCACCCGCGAGGTGGCCGAAGGCGTGCCTTGCCGCCTGACCATCCATCTGCCCTTCGTGCGGCTGGAGGAGCCTGACTTCCAGGTGCGCGACCCCGGCGTGATTACCGGCTCCGCCCGGTTCAACGCCTACGAGACCATTAGCGTTACCCACGTGGCCAAGTTCTGATGACCCGGCTTTCCGACCTCTTCGCCCCGGAGTGGACCCTGCAGGTGGGTGAGGAGGTCTGGAGGATGCGGCCCCTCAGTCTAGCCACGCTAGCTGAGGCTGAGGGGCAAGGCATCCTGTTGGAGAACCTGCAGGCCGGGGACCTGCAGAGCTGGACCCGGTTTTTAGAGTTCCTATCGGGCGTAGAGGCCGCCAAGCTGGTAGCCGCGCTGGAGAAGTACCCCCTAGTGCTGGAGGCGTTCCAGCGCAAGGTAATGTGGGCCTTCGGCGCGGACGACGCTAGCGAGGTCAAGGTCAACAGGAGAAGAGTTAAAAACCCGCTCAAGGATACTAAGGAAGAGGTCAAGCCCGAACCCACGGACTTCGGCTTTCTCGTTACGCTAAGCCGCGTAACGGGAATCGCCCTTAGCGACCTCTCCCGGATGACCTTGCGCGGGTTGATGGCGGTGCAGGCGAGCCTGAAGGACTTGCCGCCCGCACCAAAGCTGTTCTGACGACCGCCGGGGGAGGGGGACCTCCCCTGGCTTTTTTCTTCGCTTATGGACCTGGAGAGATACGCCATCGTTGTTTCCGCGGCGGTTGAGGCCGACGAGCTGGTGCTGGACCTGGACAAGTCCACCTTGGAGGAGCTGGAAGCCAAGCTCAACCAGGAGTTGGCGGGTACGGACCAGGTGGGCGAGCAAGCGGGCAAGGAGCTAGCCGAGGGCTTGGAGCGCGGCGCGGTGGAGGGCCTGGACGTTCGTCAGGTCCTGGCCAAGCTCAAGGCGGCCCTAAAAGGCGAAGTGCGCGAGCTGGCCACGGAAGAGGTCAAGGCTCTCCGCGCCGCCATCCAGCACGCCTTAGGCGTAGAGCTGGACGACAACGCCAAGCGCCAGTTGGCGGAAAGCGCCAAGCTTCTTGACCGCATCATTGAATCCGCCACCCGCAACCAGAGCCTCACGGTCAAGCTTCGGTTTGACGCCGACCGGAGCGCCCTGCTTACCGCGGAGCGCTTAGCGGACGCTTATCTAAACCGGATTAGAGAAGCTCTAAAGCAAGACAAAAGCTCTCCTCTTTACCAGGCGTTTAGCGCCTTGGCTAAGGGTACGGGGGAGAAGCTATCCCCGGACGAGGCCAAGTTCAGGGCCGGTCTATTCGCCGACGTTCGCGACCGCTTCTTGGCCCTCCTCAAGCAGGACCTGCAGAGCTACATTGCCGACCAGCTCAAACGCGGACACGCCGTTGGCGATATTAAACTGCCAGACACTCAAGCGATACTTAGCGAAGCTGGTCTGCCCACCTTGAAGCAGGCCCTGCTCTTGAGCCGGGCGGTGGACCTGGACGCGAACAACCGGGCTAAGCTGGCCAAAGACCTCGGCCAGTTTATGCCCGAAGTGGCTCAGGTGTTAAAGGCCCCTGAAAAAGGCGCAAGTTGGGAAGAAATCAACGCCGTGGTGCGTGAGGCCAAGAAGGCCATCCACGACGCGGAGGAAGCGCGTAGAGTCGCCCTCTCGCTTAGGAGCGTAACCAAGGAGGGCAACAAACCTTTCGCCCAGCAAACGGGACGGTTCCACACGATAGAACTTCAGGAGGAAGGCTCTCCCGACGAGTTTCAGGAGCTTTTGCGCCTTCAGGCCAGCACTCAAGGCCATGTAGACGAAACCACCTTGGCTAGGCTTGTGGTCCAGAAGCGGGCCACCAAGGCCATCCTTAAGAAGCTTTTGGAGACTGCCGACCGCCCGGAGGAGCAGGCCGTTTGGCGGGCGGCCATTGAGCGGTTGGTTATCGGCAACACGGCGTACGATTTGAAGGACGACGAGAGCTTCGCCAAGCTCATAGAGCTAGCGAAGAAACACCCGTTAGAGAAAGTGGTTAAGAACGTCCGGGAAGTGCAGTTCTCCGAGAAGGTAACCCTAAGCGACAAGTACGCGTTTGTACCCGCCTCTAACCAGGGGCGAATCTTCCTAAGCCACCTCCGGCGGGAGAACATCTACCGCACGCCCACGCAACGGCCTTTGAGCCTTAAGGTGGCGGAAGAGGGCGAAGGGGTTCGCCTAAAAGAGATGGAGGAGAAGGCGCTAGGCGACGGCGCCTTGGGCATCTTGCGTCCCCAGTCCTTGGGGTTGCCGGAGGACTACACCGGGGTAGTGCAGGTTCGCGGCGAGCTCGCGGACCCGGAGGGGAACGTCTACGCCGGGCTCAAGGGCACGGTCATCGTAGACCCTAGGGCCAAGGAGGATTTCCTCAACCTGAACGACCTTTACCGCGGGGACACCGTGGTAGACGGCAAGAAGTACACCAAGGAAGAGGTGGACGCCCTCATACGGGAGAAGCTCAAGACGGGAGCGCTCCAGCTCAACCTCGGCATTCACCGCGTGTCCACGGTAGAGGAAGCCAAGGTGGGCAAGCAGGTCTTCCTGCGGCACATGGGCGGGGTGCCCTTCAACCGCGGGCGCATCTCCCCGTCCGAGGCCGCCAAGTGGGCGGCTCAGGCCAAGGAGCTCAAGTTCCTCCCCATGATTGCCGGTAGGGAGATGGGCCTCTCCCACTACCAGCAAATCGCCACCTTGGCCAAGACCTTTGGCGTGGAGGTGGACGAGGGCCAGTACTCTATGGCCGCGTCCCACACCGCCTACAAGGAGCTTGACCCGGAAATCTACCGCCTGCTGGAAGAGGGAGTGGAGCTTGACGCGGAAGGACGCCCCATCGTCCCCATCGTCATCGGCAAGGAAATGGCCGCCAAGCTCGGTTTGAAGGAAGGGGACATCGCCTTCACCTTCCGCAACCCGGTGATGGGCCACGGCGGGGCGCTACTGCAGGCCCGCGTCGCCGCCATCCGCGACCGCCTGAACGCGGTGGTGGTTAACCAGGAGTACGCCAAGAGCACGGGCGTGGACTTTGACGGGGATACCCTGGTAGTCCTGCCCAAGGGTCTACCCGTGGACCCGCACCGCCTGGAGGTCTTCCAGACCCTGATGGCCCACGCCGGTCTGGCCGGAGGACGTAAGGGCGGAGGTTCGGTAGAGCCCTCTCCTGGAGAGCTACGCTTCAAGGAACAACTTGAAGTGTACGACAAGGTTCTCGCTCGGCTAAGCAAGTCCCGCTTGGCCGCGGAGCTACGCAACGCCGGGGTGGAGGACCTGAGCAACCCCTTTGAGGTGGTGCGCCAGCTAGAATCCTTGGGCGAAGAGGAGCTTCTCAAAGCGTTCAAGGGGTACTTGCGGAAAGGCTTCGCCAAGGAGCTTGGCTTGGACCTGAAGAGCGAAGAGGACCGCGCCCGGCTCAACCAGTACCTTTTTGAGGGTTTCCTGGACTACCGCAAGCAGTTCCAGGACCCAAGGCGGGTCTACAAGAAGCTTCCCCTCATGCCCTCCGCCGCTTTAGCCGCTTCTTTACTCCAGGTGGAGGCCCACAAGAAGGAGTACGACCCCTCGGACCCCGTGGCCTTGGCCGCGGGCCAGCTCACCACGTCCTTCCTCGGCCTATCGGAAAAGCTAGCCCAGGATTTGGAAACCTCTATAGACTTTCCCAAGTTGGCCGAAGCCATTCGCGCGTACAACCAAGCGTATTCGTCTGGAAATGAAGAGCAGGTAGCGAAGGCCAGGGCCGAGCTAGTGAAGGTGCTTAACGACCCGACCGTTCAAAAGTTCTCCCTGAGCAACCTGCTTTACCAAATCATCACCGACCGGAAGAAGCGGGACTACAGCTTGCGGGTGCGTACCGAAAGCGGAAAGACGTACGAGTACCGAAACCTGTACGCGGTGCTTAACCGCTTGATGCAGAACCTTCCCGTAGAAGAAGTGGCCGATACGGTTTATGACGCTTCTGGACAGGCCGTAGAGGAAAGGGTTCCGCTAAAGCAAAGCGCTACAAGGTCGTTGGTGAAGGGGCTCTTGGACCTTGCTTCCGGTAAGGTGAAGGAGGACCCGGATGGCACCGTGGCCGAAGACTTGGCGGACCTTCCCGTATTCGGCGAGCTAGAACAGCTATACGGTTTAGTAGCCGACGCGAAATACGACCCTAGTAGCTTGAAGTCGGCTCTTGTCAAGCCGAACAAGCCGCAAGGTTCTTACGCTGAGATTACGACCCTCCTGTACCGGGGCATAGCTAACCAAGAGGGCTTGGCGGAAACCAACTTGCCTAGGGACGAGGTGGCTAGGCGCACCGCGGACCTTTTGGCGAAGATTGCCGACCTAAAGAGGGCGGTAGCTCTTGGTGAGCTTAGAGGGTACGAACACCTCAGCCGTCAAGAGCGCGAAGAAGTCCAAAAGTACTACCTACGGATGCTTGAAGAGCAGGAAACGCTAGTCAAGCAGTCCTATAAAGAGCTTGTAGGCGGTACTTTGCGCTCCAAGCTTCTAGAAAGCGGGTTTAGGGAAAATCTTACCCAAGCCTTGGCCGGGACTAAGGTTTCCGAGAAGAATCTGCCGGAATACGTAGAGCGCCTTATCGGACGCATAACGGCGCCTGAAACGGACGCGGAGCTTAGCGGCAGGCTACAGCGCGCCCGCAAGAACCAGCGCTTGGGGGTGCTCAACAAAGCGCTAGCGGAAATCTTTAGCGATAAAGACCTTGGCGTTGGGGAAGCCCAAGCCAAGAAGGTTTTAGAAGTTCTTCGCAAAGCGGATTTGCTTGACCCTAGCTTGGCCCTCAAATCCGGGGGCATGCTGTCGGCGGCCATCCTCCCTGTGAGCCGCCTCTCTACCTACCTAGACCTTGTTCAGCCGCCGGTAGCGGAGATACCTGAAGGTATTCGCAATCCAGAGCTCCGCTCCTTGCTTGAAAGGCTCAGGGGCGTGTCCAGCCACAAGTTCTGGAGCGAGCACCAGACCTACGGCGCCTTGGTGGACCGCTTGGCCGAGCTTCTTGGCGAAGACACGGAGGAAACTAAGCTCGCCAGCCGCTACGTAGCCGAAGCGTTCCTAGGCGCCGACGTGGCCTACCGCGTCCTCCCCCCCACGCACTTGGGCGAACTGCTCCAGCGTGAAGTGGCCATCAAGGGTCAGCGCGGTAAGGCCGTCAAAGCGCTTCTTGGCGACAAAGCGCCTACGCTAGGCAACTTCTTCCAGACGGTGTACAAACCGCTCTGGGAGACGTTGGGGAACCTGTTGCCCGTAATGGGCCTTGTGAAGCGCGATGGCCGGGTTACCAACGTGGGCTACGAAGCCTTAGGCCCGGCGTTGCTCATGCCGGAAAGCCTAGTAAAAGGGGATACGCTAGCTTACGCTGACATACTGGCCAAATACGTTCCTGACCTAGAAAAGGCGCAAGCCAAGTTTGGAAAGCGCGGCGGAGTATTGCTTGAGCGTGTAGCTACGGGATACCTGGACGAGCGCGGGAAGTTTGTGGAAAGCGAGGAGCGGCGCGAGCTAGCCAAGTACCGCTTAGTAGTTCAGGGGGTGAACCTCGGCAAGCGGGCGGAGAGCATCACCGCCCTTCTCACCGCCGCGGTCAACCGGGTGCTTCCCGCTTCCGCTACCGTGGACAACCTAACCCCGGTGGCCCGCTTCAACCGCGAGTTGGAGCGCACCCTGCTTCAGGCCATACAGGAGGCGGTGGAGGAGCCTACCAACCTAGGCGAAGCCAAGGCGTTGGAGGCTCTAGAGGAAGCCGTGAACCAGGTGCACCAGGCCGTGGCCGAGGAGGTGAAGGACCCCGCGGTCAAAGCCGCCCTAGAAGAGGCCAAGGAGCGAGTTTTGGAGGCGCTCAAGGCCGAAGCCGAGGCCAAAGAGCCCTCCGAGCTGGAAGAGGTCAAGGAGAAGGCCAGGGAGCTTCAGGAAGCTAAGGAGAAGAACCGCGAGCGCATCCGTAGCGCCGTGGCCCGGCTGAAAGCGGGCGAGGCCAAGCTCCAGCGCATCCAGGCGCTTAAAGAGAGGCAGGACCACATCACCGGGCGCGAGCCCGTAGACGAGAAGACCCTGGAAGCTCAAGCCGCCTTCGCCGCTAGGTACGCCACCGAGGCGGTGGAGCGCGGGCAGTACGACGCCGCCGAACAGATTTTGGAGTCCATGAAGGCCAACCCCACGGTCAACGCCAAGGCCGTAGAGGAAGCGCAACGCGTGGTGCGCAATCTGGCTTCCGCCTCTGGCGGGGGCGGCGGGGACCGTCCACCTTCCAAGCCTCCGGCTCCTCCTCCGCCTCCAGAACCTGAGGACGAGGAGCGCAAGCGTAAAGAGCGCAAGGTGGTCTACTGGCCTTCCGTCTTCTTCACCGAAAAAGAACGGCAAGCGCTTTTTGGTACGCCAGAAAAACCAAAAGACTTCTCTTGGAGCGTGTACCGCGGCCTTGTGCGCAACCAGGCCGAGGAAGAGCTCTTCCGAGCGATTTACCTCAACTCTCAACGCGGCCAGTCCTCTAAGCTCGGTTTTTACGACTTTGTCGTGGAATACCCGGAGGTGGCCAACGCGTTCTTCGGTCCTCTACGCTCCTTCGCTGGTCGTGAAACCGTATTGCCGGAAAAGTACTTAGCGAGCTTAGCCGAACAGTTCGACAACATCCTCTCGGCCTACGAAGCCGGGGATATGGACACCCTAACCAACCTGGTGGAAGACCTGAACATTAGCGTCAAACGAATGGAGAACGCGAGCAAGATTTTGGCCGACCTCCGCGAGTTCAAGCGCACAGGGGCTCTTCCCCACGGCAGGAACCTACACACGGCTTCCAGAGACGCCCTCTACTACCGCCGTCTGATGAGCCTTGGTGGTAAGGAGCTTGAGCGGGCGGTGGAGGAGGGCGACCTGGACACCGTGCTCAAGGTGGCCGACCGGGCAAGGCACGTGGAAGAGCGCATCAAGCTAGTGCAGAACGCCATCTCCAACTCCTTGGCCTTCATGCTTTCCAGCACGGTCATGGGCCTATTCGGCACCATTCAGCAGGAGTTCGTCAAGATTGACCGTCAGGCCAAGGCCGTGGCCGCGCTGGCCAACATGACTGGAAAAGAGGGAATCGGTAAGGGACTCTCTCAAGTGGCCAATGCTTTGAACGTGGCTCAGGAGGAGCTCACCCAGGCCCTGGTAGCCCTGAGCAAGGAAGGACATGACCCGGAGAAGGCCCGCGAGACCTTTGCCCGGCTCAAGGGGGTGCTGGACGCCACCGGCGAGGGAATGAACGAGCTGGTTCAGCTCTACAAGGAGCTGGACCGGGTAGGGGTGGAGTCCAAAGACGCGCTCATAAAGAGCGTGGTCAAGGAGCGGGTCTATCTTGGCGAGGCCGCCGAGGTGGTGAGCAAGCTCAACCTGAAGCCTGGAGAAGTAAAGGCTTCCGACCTGGACGAACTGATTGTGGCCGCGAGCCGCTACTACCGCTCTGGGGTGCCCCTAGTCCTACCGGAGAGGGGCGAGGAGCGTAGAAAGCGCTTAGAAGAACTGGTTAAGGAAGGCCGGGCCATCGCGGCAAGCACCCCCGACGCCAAGACCGCCCTAGAGCCCACGGCCATGGAAAGGCTCTTGAAGCAGGCGGAGCGCACCATGCGGGCGGTGATTGAGGCCGCCAAACCCGCTCTAGCCGTTATTGGAAGCTTCCTCATGGCCTTGCTCAAGGTGTTGGAGGGCGTGGCGTACGTGCTTAGCACCCCCTTGGGCAAGGTGGCGGTGGTGGCGGGAACCATCTACGCCACCCTCCTCGCCATCATGCAAATCCAGAAGACCTTCCAGGTGGCGGAGTGGGTGAAGAGCCTGATGGTGGGCCTGCAGGAGCTAAACGCGGAGCTGGTGAGCTTCCTGAAGAACCTGGTGCGGGCCTTCACCGACGGGACCTTCGCCGAAGGGCTCAAGAACGGGCCTTTCGGCTCCCTGGTGCAGACCCTGCTGGGGAGCCTCGAGGCCGTGTTCAACCACCCCAAGCTCCGCGAGTTTGGCGCGGCGTTAGAGAGGGTGGTGAAGGGCGCCTTTGAGCGCATCAAGGTTGGCGCGGGAAGCGTGGCCGACCTCTTGCGCCGCGTTATCTTGGGCGACCGCGAAATCCCCATCGGGTTTGTGGACCCAAGCTCGGCCCGTATGGCGGAGCTTGTTCGCAAGCATGGTTGGAAAGGCGTGGTTACCGGCGCTTTGCCCATCCTCGGCGTGTTGGGAGCCGGGGCGTACCAGATGGCCCACGCCGGGGACATGAACCCCTTCCAGCACCTCTTGGCCACGGCGGGCAACGCCCTCATGTTCGCCTCCATGTTCCTACCCGGTGGGGTCTTGGTGCGCGGCCTTACCTTGCCCTTGCGGGCCTTGGCCGGAGCGGCGGGCGCGGGGCTTGCCTTTGGCGTGCCCTTCTTGGCCGAAAGGACCAAGCGCGCTAGGGAAAGCGCCGAAGCCGATAAGGAGTTCAACCGGGCGTTGTCCATCGCGGGAGGACCGGAAGCCTTGGCCAAGGCCGTGGCGGGCGAGCTCACCCCGGCTTTGGAAAAGGCCGGATACAACGCGGAAAACCTAGGTCAAATCCTGGACGCCGCCATGACCAAGGGAAGCGCCAAGGTGAAGAACGCGGCCCGCGAGGTCAAGGCTATGGCCGATAGCCTGGTGGGCGTGCGTCGGGTGATGGACGGCCTAGAGGAGCGCTCGCGTAAGTATGTTCAGGAATACGCTTCCTACTTCCGCTTCGCCGGGTCCAACGCGTTCACCACGCTAACCGACGAGCAGTTGGAAGTCTTCAACCGCCTATTCACCACCGAGCTAACCCAAGAGCCCGCATACCGGGTCTTGACCAAAGGGCTCAACCTCCGCCTGCAGGCCAAGATAGTTGAGCTATTCCAACAGAACTTCATAGAAGGACCTTTGGGGTTTATGGCAAGAGGTTTAGGCATAGACCAAGGCAAGCTACTGTACGAAGTGGCCAAAGTGCGCGAAGAAGCCCGCCAGTTTAGCATGGTGGACCAGGGCTACTTCCCGGAGCTCTTCAAGTCCGCTAGCTTGGACTACTACACCGGGAAGGGTCTGGACTACAACCTGAAGAACGCCCTGATGGTGGAGCTCCTGAGCGGGCTTCGCGGGGCCACGCTTGGCGAAACGCTTAAGCGCACCCAAAGCGCCCTTGGCTTGGTGGGGGCTAGCACCGGATTCGCTATCGGCACGGCCATTCTTCCCGGTGCCGGTAGCTTCCTGGGAGCCTTGCTTGGCTACCTGCTTAGCCAGTTCGCTAGCCCTTACGTAGCGGGCTTGGCTCAGAGGTACGGCAACCTGAACGTGGTGCGGCCCACGGGCTATCCATCCGCCTCCCTTAGGGCCGCGCTCTCCGTGGCCGGGGCTAGCGCTCAGGTAGAGGCCGACCTGGTGGACGCTTTGAAGACCGACGGGGTAAAGAGGGCGGAAGCGGTATTCACCAGGGGCCTTTCCGCCTTCCGGGGCAAGGAGAGGGTGAAAGCCCGCCAAGCGGTGGAAGAGGCGGTCAAAGAGCTTAACGAATACGTGAGCACCGTGCAGAGCGGCCTGGTCAAGCAGTACACCCTCCAGGCCCTAGGCTTTGACTTCAAGGCCCGGCTTGAAGGCGGACAGGCGTACATGAGCCTTGGGGGTCTTGGTACCCGCCGGATACGCTCCCAGCTTCCTGAGCTGGAGGCCCAGTACCGCGCCGAGCTAGAGAAGCTTAACATTCTAGAAGCCGGGTTTAGTAAGTACCTCACCTTCACCCGCACAGACTCTGGGGTGGAGGTGCGCATACGGGAAGGGCAGGAACTTAACCCCATCGCGCAAGCGGCTTTCGCCCGCGCGGTGGAAGAGGTCAAGGACTTTGGTCTCAACCTCGCCAAGCTAAACGACCAGCTCAAGCAGGTGCGCTTTGCCGAGCTCTTAGAGCAAATCGCCATCAAGGCCGAAGAGGCGTTCGTGCGCCGGATTGGCCAGATTGGCCAAGGCGCGGAGCTGGTGGCCGGTAAGCTCGCGATGCCGGAAAGCCCCTTCAACGCCTTCCTCAACCGCCTGGTGCAGAATAACCTTAGGGACACCGGGCTCTTCGGGGACACCCGCGGCGGCCTTGCTTCGCCGCAAGGCTTCAACCCGACCTCCGTGTTCGGCGGTAAGGTTACCCAGAAGCCTGGAGAAAAGCTTACCAACCCCAACGGCCACCGGGGGTACGACATCGCCCTGCCCGCGGGCTCGCCCGTGCGCTGGGGCAATGTTGAAGGCAAGGTGCTCCAGGTGGGCTACGAGGAGAAGGGCTACGGGAACTACGTGGCCGTCCAGGCCCCGGATGGGAGCGTTCACATCTTCGCTCACCTGCAGGAGCTTCCCAAGCTAAAGCCGGGGAGCGTGGTGAAGCCTGGTCAAGTGCTAGGCAAGTCTGGAAGCACGGGTAAGTCCACCGGGCCGCACCTGCACTACGAAATCCTCTCCCCCAACCGGGTGCCCGTGCGGGACGAGGCGGCTTTCCAGACATACGCTAGCCGCGTGTACGGCCAGAACGCCCTAAGCGTTCCCGCCTCGGAGTTCCTGCTAGACGAGAAGACCCTGAAGGAAGCCGAGCTCGCGTGGCGGAAGGTGATGGCGCCCTACTTCGCCGCCCCGTACGGCACCAGCGTGGAAAAGCGGCAGGAGCTTCTCAACCGGGCGGTTCAGGCGGCCCAGCAAGACGCCGCCATCCGCAAGGCGGCCCTCACCGCCTTCCAGCAGGTGTACGAGCGGGCGCCTAAGAAGGGCGAGCTGGAAGCCTTCGTGCGCAAGGTGATTTACCTGAGCGCCGAAGGGCGGGACCTGGACAACGCCCTAATCCTCGCCTTGGGCGAAGCCCAGGCTAGGGAGCGGGAAACGGCTATGGAGAAGGGCACGGTGCGGCTTGAGCGGGAGCTTTACGCCCCCGACAAGACCATCACCACCTTCCGCTTCCAGCGGGAGCAGGCGGAGAAGGAGTTTGAAGAGGCCAGGCTACGCGCCAAGACGGAGATGGAGACCGCCTTGGCCCAGCTGGACGCCCGCTACAAGACGGACCAGCGCCCGGTGGACCTAGCCTACCGCTCCGAACGCCAGCGCATTCTGGACCGCTACAAGACCGAGGTAGCTAGGCTTCAGCAAAACCTAGACGTCAAGCTAGCGGAGATTGCGTACAACGAACTGGTCTACCGGCTTGAAAGGGAAACGGCCCTCATCCGCAACGAACGGGAGCGCATCACCCGCCAGCTCAACGCGCTCAAAGCTTACCGGGAGCAGAACTGGAACAAGCTCAAGGCCAACACCAACGCCGAGCTAAACAAGCGGATTGAAGAGCTAGAGCTCCAACTGGCCATGATGGGGCCGGACTTCAGCGCTTTGCGTGAAGCCGAGGTCCGGGCCAACCTAGCCCAGATGCTCACCGGGCTAAACCGTCCCAACCTTGCACTCAACGTTCAGAAACTGGCGGAAAGCGTCTACAACGATAGGGAACTCACCACCGAGCAAAAGCGCAAGCTTGGGGTCAACCCCTTCGCCACTTCCCTTCAGGACCTCCTGCTTCCCGGTGGCCTCATGGAGGGCTTCCTCGCCGCCGGGAAGGTGGCCGACAAGTACGCCGACACCACCCTTCCCAAGCTCCAGGCGTACAAGAACCGCCTGGCCTACGCCGCTTTGCAGGGCGCGGCTTACTTACTGGAAAGCCCGGTGGAGCTCGCCAACCTGCTCCAAAAGAAGGCGGAGTACATGGCCTCCGAGCTACGCAAGAACCCCAAGGTGGCCCAGGCGGCCAAGGCGCTTGGGGTGGGCGTGGAAGAGCTCGTGGGCTACGTGGCGGAGAACGTCTTGGGTGGAGCGCTTAGGGAAGGGTACGCTTTGGCCCGTCAGGCCAAGCAGAGCGCCCTACAGCTCAGGGTGCTTGGGGCCGCGGCCTCGCCCTTCTTCTCCGACCTCAGCGTGGACTTCCAGCGCCGCGCCTTGGAGATGGAGGCCGGGCTTGAAGACCTAAAGCGCTCGCCCCTTGACCTTAGCGGTACTGAACGCCTAGAGCTTATCAAGCGGGCGGAAGCGGCGGTCAAGCGGGCCAAGGAGGTCGCCCCCATCCTGGACGAGGTGGCCACCCGGTACAACCGTCTTCAGGTTGCGGCCTTCCGGGACAACCTGCAGGGCGGTAGGTTGCTAGAGGCCCAGCTCCAGTTCGCGGAAAGCGTGCTGGAAAATAAAAGGCTTTCCGACGAGGAGCGCTACGGCGTTCTTCGCTCCTTCGGGCTTAGCCCGGAGGGCCTGAGGCAACAGATTCGGGACCTGGTCTTCCAGCGGCAAGCCGAAGTGCAGGACTTCGCCTTCCGCTTGCGCCAGCGGGAGCAGGCGGTGGCCCTCTTCCAGCGCTACGGCCTGTCGCCCAGCCTCGAGGCCGACCTCGCCCGCGCCGAGCTTGAAGTTCAAAGGGAGCGCGAAGCGGCCCTTCTAGAAGTTGCCCGCCAGAGGGAGCAGACCCTGAGGGCGGTGGACACCTACAGCACCCCCGAACTCCTAGCCGTGGCGCAAGAGCTAGGCGTGCCCGCCGAAGTGGAAGACCTTAGGACGGCGGTCAAGGAAGCGCTTAGGGAGAGGTTCGCCGCGCTTGAGCGGGCCATCCAGGCCGGAGCGGAGCAGGCTTCGCAAGAGGCGCGCTTCAAGGTGCTTCGCGGCAACCTGCAGAGCGGCCTCTTCGCCAACCGGGTGCAAGCGGCTAGTGAGCTTCTGACCAAAGAAATGTTCAAGCGGGCCCTCTCGCCCGAAGAGCTGAGGACCGCGAACTACCTGGCCCAGCTTGACGGGGCGAAGGTGGACGCGGCGCTCAAAGCCCTTTCTAGCGGCGAAGCGGTAAGCGACAAGCTCGGCAAGGAAGAGGCCGACCTTCTCGCCTTCCTTGGCGTGGACTTGAGGAACTTGGCCGTTACGCCTGAGCTTAAGAAGCTCCTGGAAAGCCCGTACCTAACCGACCGTAGGGCGGGACTGCAGGAGCTCTTGGCCAAGCTCAAGGGGGTTGTGGCGCCTGACGCCGAAGTCCTCACCGCCTTGCAACGGGAGCTCAACACCCTGACGGCTCAAGTGGGCGAAGCGGACCTGCAACGCGCGCTAGAGGACCTGAACAACTCCGAAGTGTTGCGCTACGGAGTGGGCGGAACGCGGGCGGCCTTGGAGGCCGTGCGCCAGCAGATGGCCCTGGTCAGGATGGCCGCGGTCCGCACGGGCCTTCCCGTGGAAGGTTTGGAAACCCTGAGCGAGGAGCAGGTGGAAGCCCTGGCCAAGAAGCTAAACCTGAACACGGACGCGGTGAGGTCCTTGGTTAAGCTTTACCGGGACGTGCGGCTCAAGGTGCAGGGCCTGGAGCGGGAAGTGTCTATGAACGAGTACCTCCGCCCGGCGGACAGGCTCCTCTTCCGCTACGAGCGCCTTGGGGTGGACCTGGCCTACGCCGACATCGCCGCTAAGGTTCAGGCGGAGGAGGGCTTGTTTGGCGGGATGCAGGAGGAGCTCTTCCGGCTCGCGGGTGGCAAGGTGGATTACCAGAGCCTGCTCGGCCTTAGCCCCAACGAGCTTAGCGAGCTCTTCGGCGTGGCCCCGGAAGTGGCCCAAAAGATTCTAGAGCTAGCTAGGGCCTTGGACGCCCTTAAGCGCCAGTTGGAAGACGACAAAGTGGCCCAGAGCGTGGAGAACCTAGCTAGGGTCATGGCGGAAGTCTCCCGCATGCTGGACCGGGCTTCTCAGACCGGCAACTTCGCTCAGGTACTTGAAGCGCGTCAAGCCGCGTTCACCAAGTATTCCGATACCTTGGAGGAAGGCTTGGCCCGGCTTGGCATCAAGGAAGAGGACCTGTACCTGACCGACGACGAGCTAAAAGCTAGAGGTCTAGGCAACCGCCTGCCGGAGGTGGAGAGGCTCAGGCAGTTGGCCGGGCTCAAGCGTCAGGCTAGGGTGGACGCCCTTAGCCTAGAGCTTCTAACGGTGCAGAACGTTGAAGGCGCTAAGGAAGTCCTGCAGAAATACGGCGTGGACATGAACGCGGCGATGGCCGCGGCGCCTGGTACGGAAGGGGCTAGGCTCCGGGAGACCTTGATGGAGAACCCCATCATCAAGCGGCTCCTAGACCTCGGCAGCTTCGCCTATGGCCGTAGGCTAGGCGAGCTGGCCGCGAGCGGAAACACCGAGGCCATCCTGCAGGAGTTTGAACGGTTGGTGCAGGCTTTGGACGACTCCAGGTTCGGCAACCTCAAGGCCATGTACCGGAAGGGCCTGGACCCCGGAAGCTTCGCGCAACTGGCCAAGATGACCGGGGTGGACCCGGATACCGCCAATAGGCTTGACCTCTTGACCTTGGCCTACGCTACCGGGCTTTCCAGAAAGGTGCAGGAAGCGGGGGACGAGATTGCGCGGCGCTACGACGTGATGGCTCCCCTCTTCAACGGCCCATTTAGCGCCGCTAGGCTGGAGATTTTAAAACTGCAGGAGCTGTATGCTAAGTATAGCGAAAGCGCGGAAGAGGCGGCCAAGGAAGGTCGCTCGCCTGAAGCCGAGGCGTTCAAGGAGCAGGCCGAACGGGTGTTCAAAGAACTGCTTGATGCGCAAAAGCGCTATAGCCTCCTCATCGTGCGCGAGTGGAACGCCCTCTTGGCTAGCATGGAAGCCGCCCTCAAGGGAAGCTTGAAGGAAGCGGCCTCCGCCATCCTGTCCGAGGTGCTCTTCAACCGCTCCGGCAAGGAACTCGCTAAGGTGGACCGGAGGTACAAGGACGAGATAGGGTTCACCGAAAGCGAACTGGAAGAGGCCAAAAGGCAAAAGCAGGCGTTGGAGGAAAAGCTACGGCAAGGCGGCCTGAGCCAAGACGAGTACATCCGCACCAAGGAGCTTTACGAGTACTACACCCGCAAAGTCCAAGAGTTGGAGGACAAAGTCAAGCGGGTGAAGTTTGAGTGGGAGCAGGCTAGGCGGGAAGTGGAAAGCTTGGCGGAGGTTTTGGACCGCATCATCCAAAAGCTTGGCGACGCCATTCTAGACAAGTTTATCGGAATGCTCGTGGACATGCTGTTTGAAGGGCTTAAGGTTAGCTGGAGCGGAAGCGGAGGCGCTACCGCTAGCGCGGGTAGCTCTGCCCTGGCGCCGCAAGGCGTGGCTACCCAGTCCTCCGGCATCACGGCGCAAAGCGTGCAGGCGGGCGCCACCACCGCCGCGGCGGTTACCGCTAGTGCGGTTAAGCCTCAAGGAAGCGCCGCGCCACAAGCTATACCGCCAGAGCTAGGTATGGCCTTCACCGGGTTCGCCGTGGGAAGCAAGATGGGCGACGGGGACAACCTAGCCGCGGGTATAGGCGGGACCATGCTAGGCGTAGCCGGGCAGTCCGCAATGGGTGCGCTAGTCGCCGGAGCGGGTCTGGAAGGGGCCATGATGGCCGGACTTGGCGTTCTCGCCAACCCCGTGGCGTGGCTAGCCGTGGGCGCCGGAGTGGCTCTTGGCGCGGCCATAAGCTCTCACCTAAGGGCGGACGAGTTCAACCGCAAGAACGCCGGTAGCGCCACCTACGGCCTGTACAATCCGGCGGACCAGGCTAGGCGCGGAGCGAAGCTTCAGGTCAAGGTGGACGTGAAGTCCGACCTAGACCCCGACAAGGTAGCGGAAGAGGCCAAGAAGGCCATCGCGCAAGAAATGCGCAAAGAGGAGTACCGGGGAGGGCTAGAAAAGCTGTAAGGGACATGGCGGGGGTTTCACGCCCCCGCCAAGCCTCCCCTGGTCTAGGAGGCGCCATGGCAAGCACCTTTGGCTCCCTTTTCCCCAACTACCTTCTGGTCTACCCGGACGAGACCTTTGTTTGGGACGTTAGCGACGACGCTCTTGTAAACGCGTTATTTCAAGGTCCTAGCGATGGGGCCTTAAACGGCACCCCGGTTAGCGAGCTAGACCGCTTAGAGTACGGGAAAAAGTACACCTACCAGGGAAGCGACCTCTTGGTGGTGGAGTACTACTTGAAGTCGGGAAGCCCGTGGGCGGTTTTGCTAAACGAGCAGTACGCCGCTCCGCTTCCCTCTTCTCTTCACGTGCAGAGGCTAAGGCGCCGCACCTCCAGGCTCACCATCAACGGCAAGGTGCTATTTAGCTGGGCCATTAGCGGCAAGCCGGTGTACGTCCAGCTAGACTGGGAGGACCTTGACCCGCTGACGGCGAGCGTGGGGATTGCCGTCATCGCTACTAGCCGGGGAAACCTGCAGACGCTTACCCTACCCGCCAAGGAGCGCCTGGTGCTCTTGGCTGGGCCGCCTGAGGTGCAGGCCACCTTGAGCGAAGGCCGGACGAGCATGCATTGGTACGCGGCGGGTAAGGTGTATGAGCCAGACACCGTGGCGGCGATGTGAGGCGTATGTTGCTAGTCAAAGAGACCGTTCCTAACGCCGACCTGGTGGTCTACCGGGAAGGCTTTCTGTATCTCAAAGTAGGCGCCCGTTGGTATGTCGACCCGATTCAGGCCGACCCGGTGGAGCTAAAGCCTAGCTTTCTGCCCTTGCGGGCGGTGGTGATAAGAGAGGGACTCGTGCTTCTTGGAGAGCACGGAGCCGCCATCGTAAAGGGCGCGGCTATGGAGGAATACCTAGACCTAGAGCGGCCTTGGGCGCCGCTTGGCGTGCTAATGGACGGGAACAAGACGGTGAGCGGCGTGCCCCACCGCCTAAGGGACCGGGAGGACCTGTGGGGGCTTCCCCTAACCCGTACCAAGACCTGGTGGGTTTCAGGCCAGTTCGGGCTAAAAGGAAGCTTCCCGGTAGTAGGAGGTCTAGCTAGCGAGGCCAAGTGGGTCTTCGGCGACAAGCAGATGTTCGTCTACTGGTCTGGGCTCAAAGGCACCCTGCACTTCGGCGCCCCGCCGGAGGTGGGCATCCCCTACACTTACACCCTGCCCTTGGTGGGTAGCCGGGACGCCTACTACTTCTCCGGGGACGGGGCTAACTGGGTGATGCGCCGGGTGGAGGGTTGGACATTCGGCACGGAGAAGGGTCTTGGCCTGTACCAGGAGGGCAAGGTCTACGCCCTGAAGGGGTTGGTGTGAATGCTTAGAGGCGGCTCTATAGAGTTCAACCGGGACGCGTACCGTACCCTAGGCCAAGGCGGAGGGTTTTTGGTAGGTACCAAAGAGGCCGTAGGGAGCGTGTTCGCGCCCAAGGACTTCGCCCAAGGACAAGGCGGCTACGCCCTAGCCTACCGCAACTACGATTACGTCTTGAGCTACCTGCCCTTTGACGACCGGGTGTACTGGATTCCAGAGCCTAGCGAGCTTTTGGTGCGGCTAGGCCGTAGCGGAGACGTGCTCTACACCCAAGGAGGCCCGGCCTTCTTCCAGAAGGGCAATCCCGACTTGCTTGACATGGACTACGTAATGAGTTGGGACCTCATGAGCCGGGAAGTCTTAGACGTGGTGGAAAGCGTGGTGGAATCCAACCAACCCCTAATCCTAAGCCCGGACCCCTTCGGGTTGGCCCTGGTGGCCTACGCCGAGGACCTCAACGTGGAGCCGGTCAAGGGCGTCCAGGACGGCTACCGAGTGCGCCTGGAGACCACCATCCTGGAAGCGGCGGCCTTGGGGGTGCTCCAGCTCCCGGCGGACGGGTCCAATCCCGCCGCCGACTGGTGGGGTAACGATTTCGTTAGGGTGTCTAGCGCCGCTAGGGCTAGCAACGGGGTCTGGGTCTACCGGGACGCGGCCTATGTAGACGACACGGTGAAAGGAGCCATGTATCCGGGCATAGGCGCCGTGGCTATAGCCTTTATGGAGTCCGTGCCTAGAGTTTTGGTGGGCACGGAAGGCTACAGCACCTACTTCCAAGTGGGGCTTACCACCTTACGCTTAGGCGACAAGACCGTGTCCTTACCTGCAGGTATGGGCAAAGGAACGGTGGGCGTGGTGTTATTCGCCTACGACGTGGTGCGCAAGACCATGTGGGGAGCGCTAGCCGCGGTGGGGATTGGGCACGACCCGGTTAGGATGGTGGTGGACCAACCCCTACCCGCGAGCTTCCGCACCCCAGACGTGTTGAACGTTGGTGGGATGACTTACTGGCGTCCCATTAGCGGGCGTGTGGGTTGGCCCTACGAGTTTTCCGAGGGATTGGTTAGCCATCTATTAAGCCTAACGCTAGAGGAGACGGGAAGCTGGAGGTGGGCACGTGGCTGAGCACGTCTTTACCCCTTACCGCACGGAAAAGCCTTGTAGCGTTAAAGCTTATAGCGTAAACAAAAGCCAAGCGAAGCACTACTTGGTAGTGTCGGTGAGGTTTGTAGCGGCAGAGCCCAATGTGCAGAACTATCAAAACGTCATTGAAACTTATGTCTTAGACCCGCACGAACTCGCAAGCTGGTACAACGCCGGTATAGACGCTGATAAGGCTTTGCAACTAGACCTATTCGCGGAATCGGTGATGCATGTGGGTCGGTACGACCCGTTTTATCCGTTGAACTTACCGCTATTTGCCGTATCCTCGCCGATTAACTGGAAAACAAGAGCGCTCATTAGCTCACTAAATGGGGCACCCACACCTTACCCAATGCCGGGCGGACAAGCTTCTTGGTTTGCGTTCGGCTACTACGACCAATGGGGCTCTAGTTTTGTTGCACCGACGGCACAGAACAAGTACATAGATGGAACTACTCAAAAGGCTATTACTAGTGGCCTTATCCCAAAAATAGGACAGATAAGGTCTGGAATACAAGCTCAATGGACCACCACATGGCCCGGAAACGTACTTGACGCGTATGGCATAACCATTAACGGTACACCAGTAGTGTCCCCTAATAATGTGGGCACTCCACAGGTAGAAAGCCGCTTCTTCATTTACGGAGGGATTCGCAAGTTTACAGAAGGTGATGCCGACAACTTCCTCTTCGTGCTAAAACATTCCTTTAACGCTAGTCCAGCACAAGCCGGAAGCGTCATACCAAGCACCTTCACCGTGGTTATTGAAGACAAAATCTCCCAAGGCGACTGGCTGATGGCAAACACCAACGCCTCTAGCTATGGGAGATATTACAAAGCCGAGCTCGCGTTAAGCCAACTACCGTTAGGGGTTAGCGGCTTTATGCGCCGTATAACGGAAGATGGTTGGAACTGGTGGGTTTACAATAAGCCTAACACCGGAGCGGAAACCTTCCTAACTGGCCAGCCTGTGGGTACGCCCGAAGGTGAGATGGGCAGGCTATTGGACGCCGCCATTAGCTACATCCTGTCCTACGGGGTGGTCGCCTCGGCACGGGTGGCAGACGCCTTCGCCTACCTAGTGCGGGCGGCGCCTTTAAACGACTACAGCGGTACACCAAGCGCCTATTTCAACTTTTGCCCTAGTAGCCAGCCCCCAGGCGGCGGGGATGGAGGTGGCGGCTCAGGCGAGGGTACTGGTGGAGGCGACGCTGGCGGAGGGACTGACGGAGGAACCGGGGGCGGTACGGGCGGGGGAGATAGCTCGGCCACTTCGCCCGACCTAGGTCCAATCTTCACCCAGTCCCTATACCGCTACGGCTTCGCCAGCGACTTCCCCCTTTGGAGCTGGTCCTCGGAGCGGCACGAGTACCGGGCGGCCACCAAATACAACGTGGTAACGCGCCACCCGCTAATGCCGCGCGACCTGCAGGACCTTTACATCACCAACTTCTCCGGTGCGCCCGTTTCCTACACCACGTACGAGGACCGCATCGTCATCAACGGAGAGCCGCCCTTTTTCGTCTACTTCAACCCGCAATCGGGTCAAGGCGCGGTGCCGCTAAGCTTGCCCCCAGTTGGCGAGTGGTCGGCGGTGCAGAAGCGCCTACCTTTGGCCGGGTTTGAGCCGGAAAACGGGCTATGGGTGGTGAAGCTAGGCGGCTACGGAGAACCCGACCCGACCTTGGCCGCGGCTAGGCGAGATGCCGTTACTCCATACGACGCTAGCCCGTACGTTACGCGCATAACCGGAAGCGCGGTAGAGCTTGTTGTACCGCATAACGTAGCCCAACAGGTGCTCTCCAACGTAACCTTCCCCATCTACGTGGGCTACCGCACGGATACCCAAAGCGAACTTCCGGTGAAGTACGCCTACGTTACCCAAACGAGCATTGAACCTGGACAGAGCACGCTAAGGGTGAGCTTGGGCATGGTGGAGCCCAAGAGCTTCTTCAACGTGGACATCTCCTCTCTAGAAAAGAGCGACGCCTTGCCTAGAGGCGTGCAGAGCGAGCTAGACTGGGTGCGGTGGCTATTCAAGCTTTCGGGCATGTACGGACTTTTGAGCATGGAACCTGGACTAGGGTTCAAGCCGCTAGAGTTCTGGACGGCGGCCTACCCGGACGGCCCTGGAATACCCGAAGAGGAAATGTGGGACCGATTCTTGAACCTGAACCTTACTAGCACCATTGGCGAAATAGAGAACCTCCTGCAAGCTAACCTGTGCACGAGCGTAGAAAGACCGGACGGCGGACTTCACATTGTACCGCTAGTTCCGAACGCTCACTTGACGCCCGCGGAGTTTCTAAGGCCGGAAGCTAGGGTGCTCTTCTACGGTGTGGACGCCGACGCGCGCACCTACCGCCGAGACCCCAAGCTAGACATCGGTAGCCTGGAAGTGAACGTGGACAATAGCTTCGCCGTGGTGGAGGTGGAAGGGTACAGCAACACGGTGCAGGGCAACCTCGTGCGCACCTACGCCACCTTCGTGCAGGGAGGAAGAGAAACCCAAATCCTGCAGATAGACGCCGGGCTTTGGGACAACGACTCTGGGCGTTTTGAGCAGATGTGGGAAACCATGAAGACCGCTCAAGGAAACTACGACGACCCGGATACTGTTGTTCCGAACGTAATGGACGCCAACGAACCCGGCTTCCGCTTTTCTAAACTTTTTAATGGCGTGCCTAAGCGCGTGTATTACCCGGAGTCCTGGTACCGGCTGGTAGGTATGGATAGCCGGGACCCTAGCAATCTAGAGTGGGAATCTGGGGACGCTAACTACCATGTGGCTCTAGAAAAGTACCAGTTTGGGCTTTTAACAGAACAAGCCGCCCAAGGGTACGACTTAGACAACTACTACAACCTACTTCCAGAAAACCAAAAGAACTTTAACAAAGCTCAGGTACTTTTGGGATTTGTAGCACGCGGCTACGCATCTAACGTGTGCGGAAGCGTTTTTGGCGACCCATTCTACCGCCTAAAGCTCAAAGCGCCAGATATAGACTCGGCCACCTTGAGCATCGTGCCGCTAGTGGGTCAACCCAAAGACAAGTTTGCTCCCAAATGGTTCCCCAACTTCTATAGCAAGTACGTCCAGCCCAACTTGGCCGCCTATCCGCGCAAGGTGCGCCGAGTGCAGAACCCGTTTGTTAGCGAGATGGCCTCGGCACGGTACCTGATGCGCCACGCCGCGCCGTGGGCCTCGGCCTACACCTCTCCCGATGCCCTCGCTTCCCATCTAGCTACGTGGCTCACCTTTATGGAGTTCCTGAAAACCCGCCGCACCACTTTGAGCTACGCCGGGTATGCGCCGTGGACAAACTACCAGATTATCGGCGTGGCGGTGCGACCCGTGTCGGGCAACCAGGTACGCTACTTTGACTTTTACATGCTTGACGAGGTACAGCCCGACGTTACCATCGGCGGGGAAATATGGACCAGGGCGGTGGGCTACTACCTGTTCCGCTTGGATGTGTTGACGCTAGAAGTGAGCTACCAGCTACCCATTCAGCCAAACATGGAAGGGATTGTGGTGGACACGGGTAACACCAACACCAATCCTCCTAGCAACTCGCCTAACACAGGCTCCACCACCGGTTCCTACGACATGGCCAACGAGATAAACGTGAGCGGATTCTGGGAGTTGTGAGGTACGCATGTTTACCAATCAACAGTTACTTAGCGCTTTAGACGCGCACAGGATAAACTCTAGCAATCCGGACACCGACGGGCTGTATCCGTGGGATATAGCTTGGGAGCAAGCTTCGTTGGAAGCCATCACCACGGCGCAAATAGAGCACTTCCGCTCGGTGTTTGCCGGGCAGAGCTTCACCCCGTTCTGGGTAAACTCTCGGATTTTTGTGAAAGACCCGAACGACACCTTCTACGCCGATAACGGCTACCCCAATCCGCCTTTAGGAGCGGTCTTCCGAACCATGCAACGGGACGGAACCCTAGGCACGGGCAACTTTATTGAAGTCATGCCCGCTTTCTTCATCGTAGACGCGGCCATAAGAAGGAATGACCTTACTAACGCGGAAAGAGCTCTAAGCTTTTTAGACTTCATGACCGTGAACGCGAGCTTCTACGGCTCGCCCATCAAGGTCATGGCCGGCATTGCCAAGTACGAGAACGGAAGTTGGGTGAAGAAGACCGACACCATCATCATGCGCAACATATTTGGCGCCGCGTGGGCCTTTTTCCGGTACGCCAACCGTACGGGCTCCGCGTTGCACGCGGAAAAAGGCGCGGGCTTTCTCAAAACGCTTGCACTAGCGGTGAACAATACCGTAGCTAGGGTTAGGCGACAAGAACTCGCGCCTATATTAGAAGGAGCGCTTTACGCGCACATGACGGATTACGGAGGGAACTTTCCCTTCGTGTGGAATAGATTCACCATTGAAGGAAACTGGCTATTCTGGATGGCGCTATCGGAAGCGGCCAACTGGTATGGATGGGATACCGAGCTAGTAGATGCCGAAGGAACGCCGTTTACCCTACGCTACCTAGCCCAAAAGGTCGGTAGCTTTTTTGACCGGATGCTCACAAGCGGCAAGGGGATTATGAAGCACCGCAACCCCAAGTCGCTATATTTGCCCTACCAGTTTTTCATAGAACAGGCTTGGCACCACGACGACCGCTCGGTAGCGGGCATGAACTTCGACTGGACGGGGGAAAGCGGAACGACCTTCGGGGACACCTACTGGGTTGGGGACCTGGAGTTGTGGGGGCTCATCGGCCTAGCGTACCTCAAGCAGAACGGGTATCTAAGCTTTGACGTGGGGCGGTTTGTGTACCAGTTTGGAAAGCTAGCCGTGAACAACGGCCCGTACTGGCACGACAGGTACGACTTCTTTGGCAAAAGCATACCGCACGACGAGAGCATTTCCATTACCTTTACCGCGCTATATGGTGTGCTTGTCAATGTTCTTCCAAACGAAGTTGTATATCCGCCAAACTTGAGAATAACCTCAATAGGTAAACTACCCTTAGTCATATTTCCAGCAACTATCTATACGGTTACAGTGGAAAGCGAATATCCCACTAGGATTAAAATCATGGCCTATGGAGAATCCTTACAAGCCCCAGAAGTGGGCCAGTTTACTCTAAATAAGGGAAGCAACACCATATCGTTTACGGTGATGGGTAGGCCCAAGCTAGTGCTAGAGGACATAGGCTAAGGAGGGAGCATGCCATATCTACCCCACGCCGCGATGGTTTCTATGCGCGACCTAGCGGGCCGGATTACCAAGGTACATGTCGTAGACAAAGGGGACAACGCTAGGCCACGCTACTCCTTGAAGGTGGACGTGTCCCTCACCCAGTTACCTAGGACTGCCACCATCCGCGGGGTAAAGCTCTTTAGCCCCTTGTCCATACCGCACCCCAACGGAGGAAGTCGGCTCACAGCTAACGGCGGAAACTACGACGACCTCGTATCGGCCTTGAGCGCGTACTACGGAGGCGACCTAAAAGCGGTGGGGAGGTATCTCACCTCTCAACTAAAGAACCTTCCCGTCATGCTTCAGACGATAGGAGGGGTGTGGGTTATATCCCAACTTTAAAAACCAAGGATGGTATACTAAGGAGGTCCTGAGTGCTAAACGCGGACGAGTACCCGTTGTGGCACTTCGTCAGGAAACCGGTGCCCAAGCGCCAAGCTTTGGCGATAAGTTTGGGACCGGAAGAATACGGCCAAAACCCGCCCTTCACCAAGACCTACGTCCTGGTAAAAAGCGGAAACCGGGTAGAGCTATACCGAAGCACCGGAAGCCTAAACGAAAGCCAAGTATCGGATTATCCTATACCGACCAACGCGGTTAGAAATAGCTACCAAGGGCGCTTCGCCTTGGCTATGACCCCCACGCAAGCCCTGGTGGCGGTGCAGACCGGAAACCCTGGTGGCACTAGAGGAGAGCCTTCTACCATAGAGGTCTACGCCGGAAGTGTCCAGGTCTACGCCACCCAGGGCTACGACCCTCAGTTGGTCTATAGCGCTCTCCTGGTACCGCCAAGCCTTCTCAATACCTACCCGGAATGCGCGGTGAAGCTTGGCGCGGTAATCCTCTTCTACATGCATCCGCAAGAAAGCAAGTTAGTGGCGGAATACCTAAGCCCGCCGTACACCGCGGCTTCGTCCCGCGTTGAGTTTTCCCTAAGCGAACCCCTTCAGTTGGTAGCCGCCGTTCCGGTGGAGGGCAAGGCCCAGCTATGGTTCGTAAACGGCAAAGGGGAATGGGTGGCGGCTCAGTTCTCCGCGAGCATGCTCCTGCCTAGGCTATCCGGGGAAGTGCCGGGGCCGGAAGTGTGGAACGACCCGCAAGACGGAAGCTACGCCAAGGTTTTCGGCCAGACCTGGACCTGGAGGGTGGACAAGGCCAACAACCGCTTCATGTTCACCAAGACGGGAAGCCAGACGGCGTACTTCGTGCCCGCGGACCACAGCCTGCAGGACGTGTGCTTCGCCGCGGCGGCCTTTGACCAGGCGGGCTACCCGGCGGTGGCCTACCAGATAGGCGACCAGACGTACGTCAAGTACTGGAACATCCTAGAACGTAGGTACGTCAACACAGGACCCTTGCCGTTGCGCTTCCCGCTCATGTTCCAGGAAGCCACGGTGCTAGGGTGGCGCTTTGTGCCTGGAGCCGACGTGGTGCTCTTGGGGCAAGGAAGCTCAGGTAATCTAGTATCGCGAAGGCAGAAAGACGCTTATGGGGTGGAGTACGTGCTAGCGGCGGAAAGCGCGCTCATCCCGGAGAGCGTGGACCTGAGCCAAGCCTTGCGCTACAGCGTGCAGGCGGTAGACCAGGGCACGGTATACCGCACCCCGCTCTTCCCCTACGATAGCTACGCGTACCGCAAGTTCAAACAGGCAACGCCGGAATACCCGATAGAGCACAACTTGTTCGCTTGGCTTACTAGAGCGAGCATTAGCACTAGAGAGCTAACAACACAATATAACCCGCCACCCATAGAAATAGTGGCCCAGCTTAATGGAAGTGGCCTTAGCGTACGCGACTTAGTTACGGTTTACACCTTAAGTTTCGGAATAACCGCCCAGCTCATTACAGCCGAAGTTAACACTCGAACTGTAACCACCGTCTACACGCCGCCAACCCTAAACATGTCGGCTAACCTCACGAGCGGCGACGTGAGTACCAAGGAAGTTGTTAAACCTTATAACCCACCTACCATAAGCTTCCAAGCCGTACTAACTGATGCAAGTGTGTCCGTGTTCCCAGATGGTCCTAGTACAGACCCGGTTAGCCCTAATAACTAAGGAGGGTTGTAGTGAACCGACGCATGCGGCGTACCTTAGCTAAACTTATGCGTAAAGCGCAAAAGCGCAAAGACCTTAAGGCTTCTATCGGTATGCAGGTGGAGATTGGCGCGATAGAGGTCGTGCGCTCCGATGGGAGCGTTGAGGTTTTGTACCGGAGGGAGGAATGATAACCGATTACGGATTAGCAAACCAAAAAACATTAAGCCCAAGACAGTCCATCAATAGCTCTACTTATTTAACTTTTGGCTTTAACTATTTAGCAGTTGGAACTGGTTCTAGCGAACCCGACCCTACTCAGACAACTCTAGCCAACGAGGTTGCTCGCACGAGTAGTACTGGGGGCTTTACAGATACAGAAAATGTTGCGTATAGTAGTACCAGACACGCCCATGTTTGGAACGCGAACTTAACGCGACAGTTCCAGTTTAACACTAGTTATAACCTAACTGAGTTTGGCTTCTTTTCTGGAAGCTACGGCGCCAACTGCATGTACCGCCAGCTTTTCCGCACGGACCCTAACGACCCTAACTCCGACCCAGTTGTGGTGTCCGTGCAAAATGGAGACCAGCTTAGGATTAGATATACTGTGAGCTGGATTGTCCCGTTGGTGGTGCTAGACCCCATTAGCGTTACGATTAATGGGGTGCAAGCCAATATGAAAGCTTTTCTGATTAGAACAAGTATATTCGACCCAAACAAAATAAACTTTATGCTACACCCCAAGAGCCTAAGTCTAAACTACGTTACGGTAACGCCAGATTCCTATTATAGCTTCAATAATAGCGACTTACTTAGCAACTTTTCTAGTTTACAGAGATGGGGCTCTAGCTCGTTTAGCATAACCACAACATTTCCGACCGCAACTTCTGCTTCCGTGTCTATCAAGCTAATAAGTAGTGTAGCGTTTAGCAACATGCGTACTGTGTTCTTTTCTCCTAGCCGGGAATCTAGCACAGTTACTTACGGAGGTATAGCCTACGCATTTGACACTCCTATTAGTAAGACCGACTTACAAGAGATGACCTTTACCTTTGAGTTCACTTGGGGGAGGGCATGACCAGGATTATCGTTGATATTTACGTAACGCACCCGGACGACACCTCTACGCGGGTAGGCACCTACGAGTTTACCGAAGAGGTGGACTACGACCAGGTGGACGACGCTTACGCCTTCCAGCTCTTCAAGACCCGCGTGGGCTACCGGATGCAGGACGGGTTTTTGGAGATTGGGAGCGACGTCTTTCCTTTGGCCCAGGTGAAGCGTATAGCGGCTAGGGTACTGCTCAAGGAGCGTCTAGGCTAGCGGATTAACCTAACCGGGGGCAGGGTGGCCTCACCCTCCCCCGTTTGCCTTGCCATGGACCAGTTTCTCGTACTTCTTATAGAGCGTTTCGGCGTACTCGGCCTTTCCATCATCGCTTTGGCTATGGTGAGCCGATGGTTCGTGAGCTCCTACGAGGAGAAGGAAGCCCGCATCATGAAGCTCCTGGACGAGCGGGAGCAGGAAATCAAGCGCCTGGTGGGGATTATTGACGCCAGGGAGCAAGAGTACCGCAACGACATCAAGGAGCTCTCGGACAAGTTCATCGCCTCGCTAGAGCGCATTAGCGCCACCATTGACAACTTGACCCAAAAGATTGAGGCCCTGAGCACCGACGTGCGTCAGCTCAAAGGGAGGAGACGTGAGGCTACCGACAAAAACTAGCCGGTTTGGTTACGTGCACGGCCAGACCAACCACGAAGGTATTCCCCATCCAGGTTATGACCTAAACTTTGGCCCTACACCTGACGCCGACTATGGGCAAGCCGTGTACGCCCCCGAAGACGGCAAGGTGGTCTTCGCCAGACAAGGCTTAGGCACTTGGGGCGGGCTAGTGGTGGTGCTAGGAGCATCGGGCTACGCCCACCGCCTAGGTCATGTAGAGCGCATGACGGTAAAGGAAGGCCAACAGGTCAAAGAGGGCGACCAGGTGGCGGTGATTGGCCGCGTGCAGGGCATGGCACCGCACCTGCACTACGACATGGTCAGGCCGGAGGTCATCAAGACCATCACCATCTTGCTCAAGGCGCCCTACGAGCGTTGGGACTTCTGGCACGTGAACTTCCCAAAGCTCTTTGACGTGATGTACCTGGACCCGGCCAAGTTCCACCCGGAGTTGGCCAGGCTTCTAAGCAAGTGAGGTGCGTATGGACATTCTAGACGTTCTTACCAAACCCGAAGTGGCTACCGTTGTCGGGGTACTGCTAGCCGCCCTTTTGCCTCGTCAAGTGTGGGAGCTCATTCCGCCCGTAAGGGCCGCGCTTCAGGTGCTTGACGCTGGGTACAAGGCGTACGAGAGCAAGAAGAAGGCGGAGGCCCTGGAGGCCGCGGCCAAGGCCGCCGAAGAGGCGGTTAAGGGCACGGAACAGCTCATCAAAAGCGGCCAGCTCACCAAGGAAGCGGCCAAAGCTCAGGCCACAAGCTTCCTCATGAGCAACTTTGGCTTGGACCAAGGAACCGCCGAGCTCTTGGTGGAGAAGGCGGTGCTTGAGCTCAAGCGATGATAGACCTGCTGGAGATAGCGAAGACGCGCCAGCGCTACTCCCGCATCCAGGACACCAGGGGGCTTTCCCTTACCCGGAAGCCCCCGGTGTACCTGGTCTTCACCGGGGACTGGCACCTAGGCGCTCCGGGCACGGACTACGACCTGTTTCGGCGGGACCTAGAAGCTTTAGTTAGCTTGCGCGAAAAGCTAGGCGAATCCTTGGTACTCGTGGGCATGGGGGACTACGTGGACGGCTACACCACGTCTAGCCCCAAGAGCGAGCATGACCAGGTACTATCCCCGTGGGAGCAACGCCTGGCCGCCAAGCAAGCGTTTGAGCTTATCAAGCCTGACCTGGTGCTCATAGGCGACCACGACTTCTGGCTTTCCGGCGGCGAAGAGGGGTACAACTGGCTTCACGACTGGGCCATGGAGACCGGAACCCCCTACGCCGAGTGGGGAGGGGAGCTGGAGGTGTGGACCGGAAGCCGGGTGTGGCGGTTTCTTGTGCGCCACCGGTACAAAGGCTCCGTCAACGGCCTGGACCACCTAAGGCCGCACAAGGCTCTCTACACCGAAGCGGGACCTGCAGACGGAGTAGTCCTAGCCCACTTCCACACCCGCACCGGGGTCTACCGCGTGTCGCCGATTCGCCGCAAAGAGGCGAGCTACTGGGCGGTGCAGACCGGGACGTACAAGCTTCAGGACACGTACGGGCGCAAGGTGAGCGCGGCTTCGGCGGAGTATTGCGTTCCGGCCATAAAGCTTACCGACAAGGAGCTCAAGCCTTACGACAGTTTTCTTGAGGTGCTAGATGAGCTGGATTAAGCGCGCTATCAAGCGGCCCGGCTCCTTTCGCGCTAAAGCCAAAAAGCGGGGCCTGAGCACCAAGGAGTTCGCCCGCAAGGTTCTCAAAAACCCCCATCGGTACGACAAGCGCACGGTGCGGCAAGCGCGTTTGGCGCTTACGTTGATGAGGATGCGTAAAAAGTGAGCCTGGATTTGATAAAGCTCGTCCTGCTAGGGTGGGCGCTCCTGACGAGGGGCGCCCCTAACGAGTGGGACGTAGCTCTTCAAGCGCGGGTATACTGGAGCCTTGGCGCCGGGGGTGGGCTAGAGCTGGCATGGGACCCGGTACCCATCTACCACCGCGCCCTTCCCCAAGACCTGTGCGGGCAGTTCGTGGGTTGGATAGAGGTGGACCCCGATTACGCTAACAAGGGTTGCCGGGACACCTTGGCGCACGAGCTCAACCACGCGTGGCAGTTTCGCACCTATGGCTTGGTCCAACCCATAACCTACGCCTTGAGCGCCAAGGTTTGGGAGCCTGAGGTGCCCGCTTCGGGAGCCGAAGGCATGCCCGCGCCTAGACAGCTAAACTATCCGCTTCTAAAAGTGTGGGTACCGATATGGTAATAGACTACACGATTACTAGAGGCACGTTGTTCGTCGTGCCGGCTAGCGGTAGCGTGATGGAAGTGTTTAGCCCGCAAGACGGCTTTCCCTTGCTCAAGCTACGTCAGGAAAACGGCGTGTTTTACCTTAAGCCGGAAACCACGTCCGTGCTCGCCTTTAGCTACGGGCACTACTACGTCTACGACGAAAACCGCGTGCTAAAGCAGAGAGGACTACTTCGGGTGCAGGGCAACCTGTACGCTCCCGCCAACGCACAGGTAGAGCTCCTCACTTTCCGCGGTCCTGGTCCTCACCAGGTGCCCGCGCTAAGCGGTCAGCCCCTGCTCTTCGTGAACGGTGTGCTCTACCAGGACTACCAGTTGGCCGACGGCGTGTTGCAGGTCAACGGCGTGCAACCTGAAGACGAGGTGGTCCTGGTGATGCTAGGGGGCTAAGAATGAGCCGCATTCGCGGTTGGCAGATAAAGCCCGGCGACCTAGCGCTAGAGCACCTAAACCAAGAAGCGCGGGCGTACCTTGACGGGCTAGCCGCTTCTTTGCAATCGCTAAGCCAACAGGCGGGCGGGCTAGTAGAGGAAGTAACTTCCCTGCAAAACGAGCTAGAGCGCCTTAATGTGGAACTAGAAGAGGCGGCGCAAGACTTGCTAGGCATTCAACAACGAGTAGAAACCTTAGCGCAAGAGGTGGCTAGGCTAAGCGACAGGGTTTTAGCCCTAGAAAGACGTCCTGGTTCTCAAGCCTCGCTAAGCTTGGTGGAGCTAAGCGGCACCACCGAGGTTAGCGAGCCAACCTTGGTGATGGTGCTAGAGGCGAGGTTGCAAAGCGCCGGAGCGCTCAAGGTGTACGCCGACGACGAACTTATCGCGGAGTATAACGACGTAGCCGGTACATACCGGTTCAACCCGGTAGGAGAAGGACTAGCCACCGCGACGATTCGAGTGGAGGGGCCAGGCACGGCCCTCGTGTCGCTAGTGCCTTTAGGAGTCTAATATGCCGTATAGGTTTACACGGATACCGATACCGAGCACGGTGTCTACCACCACCGTCCGGCCCTTCGCGGACGCGGTAGCCAGAGCTACAGGATGGGTGGACGAAGCCGAAATCTCGGCGGCTGTAGTGCACGTAAATAGCGGGTCAACAATCCTTTACCGATACAAAACGCGCTACTTTATAGACGGTCAACGACAAATCGAGCTCATCATTGGTTTGTCCGGTGGTAGCTCGCCCGTACAAATCGCTTTCGGATTTTACGTCAACGGAAACCCGCCATACCAGCAATACATAGTCGTCTACCGCTGGTCGGTGAACACGTCGGCTATCGTGGAAGCCCTAGTCTACGCGGAAGACATGTTTGTAACCTTGGGCTACTACTTGGGCCAGAGCGTGTCCATACCCATGCCCATATTCGCTTTCATCGAAAAGCTAACGATGGACGTAGTAGAAGGGGAAACTGTATTGCCGCTGTACCTAGGATATCTAGGTACAAGCGGCAACGTAATGGCGGGGCGGTTAACGGCAGATAGCCAAGGCTTTATGTCGGCTTATGCCGGGATAGTGGTTCCTAGCGCCATAGGATTTAGCACCTCTTTCCTATCGCGTAGAGAACAGAGTAGCCTACTTACTGCATTTGGACCGGTTTACCTAGTCAAACCCTATGGTCTAGGACTGAAAAAACTACCGGATAGCATAAGGTACGCGCAAATCGCGACTAACCCCGGCTCAATACTTAACGGAAGCGTTACAACTACGCCGTTCAGCATTCCCCTAAGCGCTACCGAACAAGTTTCGGTTAACGGCTTCACGTTTATCGCTACACCTAACTAGCGCTTATGCCTAACGCTATAGAGGTCCTATTTAGAACGTCCGAAGTTGACGTAAGCGAAACGCGGCGTGTGCTATATACCATACAAATACCAAGCCTAGTCCGCGTTCAACAAAATACGCCAGAAAACACTAGGACAATGTTTGGTACTAGCATTAACGTTCTCCAACGCGGACAAGCGGCTAAAGGGCAAGTTTGGCCTAGGAGGTGCACATGGTAAGCCTATGGGGCAATACGATATTTGTAAACGCGGACCAAAATACCGAGGTAGAAATCATCGTCTTGACCCCCAACGGGGAGTGCAAGATAGCCGTCAAAAACCAGCAAGTGTACCTAGTGAAGCCAGAGGGCGAAGTGCCTATCTGTGAGTAA